TTGCAGTCTTGATTGATGCTCAACATTATTGCGTAAAATCTAGAGGTGTTGAAGACACAGGTAGCTCTACAGTAACAGTTCGTTTAGGTGGTGGATTTAAAAATGATCCAGCAGTAAGAAACGAGTTTTATCAGATTGCCCGACAAGGATGTAAATGACAATTAATGTAATGGTTGACTTGGAAACAATGTCAACAAGATCACACGCAGCAATTTGTTCAATTGGTGCAGTAAAATTTGAAGGTAGTAAAATTGTAGATACATTTTATTGCACCATTGATCTTGCTAGCTGTAAAGAAGCTGGAATGCATATTTCTAAAGATACCGTTGCATGGTGGTCTAAACAAAATAAAGAAGCCTTGCGAGAATTAACAAAGAATAATATATCATTGCAAGAAGCATTGGATAAATTTGAGTTATGGTTTGGCCCTAAGAGTTTACCTATTTGGGGAAACGGTGCTGTATTTGATAACACAATTTTAGGTAATGCATACTTCATTACAGGCAGAGAACCACCTTGGAAATGCTGGGATGATCGTTGTTACCGAACTGCTAAAGCAATGTTCAATTGGATTCCAGAAGACAAACGCGAAGGTACGTATCATAATGCCTTAGATGATGCGATGCATCAAACAAAACACTTAATTAAAATTCTTGGTGAGTAATATGCGTCTTTATAAAAAGAGAGTTGCGTTTTGCATTAGCGATCAACACCTTGTTCCGCATGGTGGGATTGGACAATTTGCAAAGGGATTTGTTGAAATGGCAAATAAAATTGACTGGAAGGTTGATATTATTACGGACAAACCCACAACAAATGAGTTTGCAAAATTAGTTGAATCATTGGGCGCAAATTTAATTGCTCCGAAAAATGCCTTGTCATATAAAAATCATACCGGTACTTTTGCATTTACTGATTCAATTAACTTTGAAAAGATGATTAATTTCCGTGATGCTGTTATGAATGCTTTTCATACTAATATCTATGATATGGTAGTATGTAATTCTTTAGAGGCTATGCCCGCAGTATTGAGTTTTGATCTTAATAGTTACATTCCTGTAGTATTTTACACGCATGAAGAGAGTATGGTGTTCCGTGATACTAGAAAATTCAAAGGCGTATTCTTAGAAAGTTGTAATGAATTTTTTAACAACTTAATGAATCTTGAAAGTTGTTATATTGGCACACAATCTGCACGTAATGTAACTGAAATTAAAAATAATGGCGGAGTTGATGTAGAACATTTAAGTATGCCTATGTCTGAAAGAGAATTGCTCACAAGTGATTATTCAGAAAGAAAAGGCGTCTTATATATTGGTCGGTGGGAAGATCGTAAAAATCCAGAAGCATTTTTAAAAGTAATTAAAGAGACTGGATTGCCTGCAAAAATTATGACGAATGCTAACGGCAAGAAAAAGTTTGAAGCTCGTCTTGCAGAACTTGGTATTACCGATTATGAGATTAAAGCTAGTATTGTTGGTAAAGAAAAAGTTGACTTTATTAAATCTGCAAAGGTTCACTTTAACCCTTCACTAAGAGAAAATTACCCGTTCACATTTTTTGAATGTTTAGGTCATATGCCTTGTATTGTTATTGACAAATCTGAATGGGTAACTAATTTTGATCCTGCATATTATATTCGGTTACCGTTAAATGAAGTTGCCGAAGTATTAAAAGTAGAATATAATGCTGATCGAAAACAACGCAACCATGATGCGTTGCAGTATATCAAACATTTGGATTTTCAAACATCTGATAGATGGAAAAAATTCTTATCTAGTTACACTCAAACATCTTTGTCACGATCTGATTCTGCAAAAATTAATGATTATACCGAAATCAAATATTCAGACTTTATTAAAATCCTAAATAGATCACAATTAGCTATAGATGATGTCAAAAGTATATTGACAAATAAGTCTAAATATAATATAATTTACACAGACAACGACACATACTTATCTAAAGATCCTAATTTTATACCAAAAGAAGAAGTCACTTCTTCATTAGAAAGCCTGTTTGCATGAGAACATATGAATACGTAATTTCTGGCCCAGCATATTTGCGGCTGGGTGCAGAACAATGTAATGACCCCGATGTATTAGAAATGATGCTTGACATGATTGCTAAAGTATGTCATAAACAAAACAACCACACATTCTCATTATTGTATAATGGATTTACGGAAAAGAACTTTGGACCTAAGTTACAAAAGTTTCGTGCTTCAATTAATAATATTCATGCTGACTCTGGAGGTTTGCAGATTATTACTCGCGGTTTAAAAAATACTCCAGAAGTTAGAGAAAAAGTTTATTTGAATCAAGGTGCATATGCAGACATTGGTATGTCGTTTGATGAGATTCCTGTTAAGACAACTTCTACAAGTGGCGTATCATCTAAGATTGATACTAAGCGTAGATATGCAGACATGGATAATTTTGATGATTATGCAAGACAAACGGGCAGGAATGTAAAATCGCAAATTGAAACATTCGATAAGATGGGTAGCAAATGTAGACCATTTGTTATTATGCAGGGTTCATCGCAAGAATCATATTCACGCTGGGCAAAATTAGTACTCGAAGAAATTACTCCGGCATTGCATCATCGTATCGGTGGTCTTGCTATGGGATCGGCTGCTCTGGGTATGGGACAATTAGAAGACGTTAAACGAGCATTCTATGTTACACAGATGCCGTATACTAGACCATTTCATTTACACGTATTGGGTGTAGGTGCATTACGTCGCATTCTGCCTTATATTTGTTTTAGTCAATCTGGTCTATATGAAGGTATTGATATTTCATATGACTCTACTACACATTCCATGTCATTAGATAATGGATTGTTTTATTTTTCATTCGCTAAAAAGGCAGCAGGTTCCCCATATGGCGGCACATCTGTAAAAATGGGCAGAGAGTATTCTAACATTTATAGAACAGTTACTACAGAAATTAATGCAGTATGTGGAACAAATTATACTCCTGAAGAATACCATATCTTAATGAACCGAGGGGTCGGCGTTCATTTAGAAGCAGGCGGAAAATTTGTTGATATTATGCGAGCACGTCTTGCTTTTATTTTAACAAACGTACATAATTTTACTCACGATGTCAATGCTTTAACAGAATCGAAAGAATTGTTCTTAAAGTTCTGTAGAGAAAAAGGCTGTGAGAATGAATACGCTACATTGTTTGATGTTAAGAATCTTTCTGATTTTGAAGATTGGGAAAGAAATGTAGGAAAGTATATGGAGTCTGAACCAGTTAACACACAACCACCAGTTTCACTTGAGGATTTATTTGCATGACCGATATTATTTCAAACGAGCCAGTATTTTTTACAGATACAATTATACACAGTAAATTAATTAAAAAGAAAAGTTCTATTTGGGTTACCTTTCGTAAAGAGGGTATTCATAAATATCCCCAAGCAGCAACTGATCCTAAATTAGCAACAGGCGATTGGCTGGATGTTTCATTCTTAGGAACACCGCATAGACATATTTTTCATTTCCGCGTAGAGATGGAAGTATTTCATGATGATCGAGATGTAGAATTTATTCAGGCAAAACGCATTATGGAACGATGGTATTCTGATGGCACACTACATTTAGATTATAAGTCATGCGAAATGATGGCATGTGAGCTTTATGATAAATGTGCGGCACAATGGCCTGATAGGGATTATACTATTGAAGTATCAGAAGATGGTGAAAACGGTTGCAGAATTAGTTTTGAAAGGATAGCAGGTGAGTAAATTATATTATATGGGTTTAGAACCTTATGAAGGTCGCTATACTTTACAATTGCAACAATGGAGCGAAGCTGCATTTAAACGCAGAGGTATTGACTATGAAGTAATTCATGGTGATATTCTAGATGACTCTAAAGCAATTGTTACCGGTCAAGTGCTTGATGCACATGGGCGTAGTTATTATTCGCTGACACAAATGGCTAATCTTATTAAGAAGATGAAAGCTGGCGAAATAACATTTGAAGACACAATCTTTTTTGAAGATATGTTTACTCCCGGTATTGAGGCGCTGCCTTATATTATGGATCAAGTAAGCTACGAATATCAACCTAGAATTTTTGTTCGTTGTCTTGCACAATCTATTGACCCCGATGATTTTGTTCACGTATGGGATATGCAGAAGTGGATGGGTCTTTATGAGAAAATGACAGATCAATTTGTTACAGGTGTACTTGCATCTAACGAAGAAATGGTTGCTCATATGAAAATTGCAGGTTGGGAAGCGCCAATCTTTAATATCTCCGGACTTGCATTTGATAAAGATGAAGTTCGTAGTCGTGTAGCAAATCGTATTCCATTTAATCAGCGTAAACAACGTGTGGTATTTGCTGCAAGATTTGATCAGGAGAAACAACCTGATTTCTTTATGGATCTTATTGAAAGATATCATACAGTTAACCCGGGTGTAGAATTTGCTGTGTTATCGGGTGGACCTTTGCGTAGTAATAACGAAAAGTATTTGACTCGCGCGCGAGCATTGGAAAAGACTCATAATTTTAAAATCTATGAAAATCTTAAAAAGAATGAGTATTATGAATTGTTGGGCGATTCTCGAGTATTGTTTAATTGTGCATTGCAGGATTGGGTAAGCAACACTGCATCAGAGGCAGATGCATTAGGTACAAATTGTTTGTATCCTGCTTATAGATCTTTCCCAGAATCATTTGCTAATGATCGCGAATGTCTTTATATTCCATGGTCACAAGATGACGCAGTATTTAAATTAAATACATTGCTGGTTCAAGAGCGAGCAAATCTAGGCAAGTTGTCTGACTGGACATCTGGTACTATTGATCGTTGTTTGGATATTATGTTTGAGGATAATGCTAAATGGTATCGTAGCGGTAAGGATTATAGAGATCATGTCCCAGCAGCCAAGTACTAAATTAGTCGTTGTTACGGGTTCTGCCGGTTATATCGGCGGCCAGACTTGCATCGAATTAAAGAAACAAGGCTACGAAGTTATCGGTATTGATAACAGACACAACGATCATCTTGATGCATTTCAAGATGAGTTTCTTCAATGTGATTTTACAGACATGGATGCGTTTAGTCTATATAAAAAGGTTTATCCTGTAGCAATTATTCATTGTGCAGGCACTAGCCTTGTTGGTCCTAGTATGAAAAATCCAGGACATTACTTTCACAACAATGTATCTAAAACAAATTTGCTTTTAGATTTCGTTGCTAAACATATTCCAAAGACTAAGATTATTTTTAGTAGTAGCGCATCTGTTTACGGCATTCCTACAACAAAAACACCATTGAGGGAAAACGATAAGGTCGATCCTATTTCTCCTTATGGTCAATCTAAATTAATGGTTGAACATTTATTGGAATGGTATCATCGATGCCACAACTTAAATTTCACTGCATTTAGATATTTCAATGCATGCGGAGCTGACGATAAAGGTCAGCATGGGCAAGAACCAAATGCAACACATATCTTTGCCAAACTATTTGAAGCAGTCAAACATAATACATCATTCACTTTAAATGGTGCAGACTATGATACGCCCGACGGAACTTGTATTAGAGATTATATTCATGTTCAAGATATTGCACTTGCACACATAAAAGCTATTGACAATTCTATTCAAGGCATATATAATTTAGGGATGCTTCAGGGGCATTCTAATCTACAAATTCAAATGCTTGTAGAAAAAATTACCAATAAAGAAATTGTAACATTTATTAATAAACGACGCGATGGAGATCCTCCATCGTTAGTTGCTGATAGTACAATGTTTAAACGTCTTGCAGATTGGACACCTGTATATGATATGTCTGATATTTTATCATCTTTAAACACATGGTATAATTCTCAAACATATGAGGCTTTAACAAACCAGCGGTCTTACCCGAACATTCATCCCGCTTTATAAATTCTGCATGTCGTCAAACTTACTTAAAGAGGCAAGAGATGGCAAATAAAAAATTCTTCTCAACAAAAACATATAGACAAATAGGTCCGGTTGCATATCGGCAATGGCGTGCAGATTCACATTGTAATTTGATTCATGGTTATGCCATGAGTTTTCATTTCGAATTTGAAGCAGATACATTGGATGCTCGTAATTGGGTAACTGATTTTGGTGGGCTACGACCACTTAAAGACAAGCTAGAAGAATGGTTTGACCACACTCTGCTAGTTGCACAAGATGATCCAATGCGCGAACATCTATTGGAATTGGGTAGATTAAAACTAGCTAAGATCACAGAAGTAGAGCGTACAGGGTGTGAAGGTTTATCTGACTTCTTATATGAATATATTAACACAATCTTTTTGCCAAATTGCGGCAGCGAAGAAGCTAAAAGAGTTTGGTGCTGCCGAGTAGAAGTTCGCGAGACTGATTCTAATATGGCAGGCCGTTCTGGTCATAGAGAAGACAACGAATTTAATTAATACATGAAACTTTGTTTATTGGGCGATACTCATTTTGGTGTTAGGAATGATTCTAAAGCATTCCATGCATATTATGAGAAATTTTATAGCGAGATTCTTTTTCCATATCTAGAACAAAACAATATAAAAACTATATTGCAACTAGGTGATCTATTTGATAGAAGAAAATATATTAACTTTATGTCTCTTGCTGAGGCACGACGATATTTCTTTGATGTGATAGTTGAAAAGAAAATGGATCTAATTGCCTTAATTGGCAATCACGATATATTCTGGAAAGAAAGCCTAAAAGTAAATTCTCCAGATTTGTTATTACAAGATTACGATAACATTACTATCATTCAAGAACCTACAACGTTAAAATTTGACAATGCTCAAATGGACATTATTCCTTGGATCTGTAAAGAAAATGAAAATGACATTGCAGACTTTATAACTAAATCCGCATCCGATTTTTGTGCCGGTCATTTTGAGCTATCAGGATTTCAAATGATGAAAGGTATTGATAGTCATGATGGTATGGATCGAGCAATGCTGAAAACCTATAATACTGTTTTCAGTGGACATTATCATACTAGGTCGCACGAAGATAACATCGTATATTTGGGTACTCCATACGAACTGGCTTGGAACGATGAAGGCGATCCTAAAGGATTTTACATCTTCGATACTGATACTGGTTTGTTTGATTTTATTCAGAATCCGTTTAATATGTTTATTAAACATTACTATGACGATGAAAAGACAGATCCTAATCTAATTGACAAGTCAATATTTACTAACAAGTATGTTAAACTCGTAGTAGTTAACAAAAAAGATATTTTAAAATTCGATAAATTTGTAGAAGCTATTTATACAAACAATCCTATAGAATTAAAAATTATAGAAGACTTTTCAGAGTTTGAAGCTAGTGCATTGGATGATTCAATTGATCTAGAAGATACTATGACATTGTTATCTGATTATGTAGATAGCGTTGAAACAGATTCTGACAAAGAGCGGTTAAAGACTTTGCTAAAGACTTTATATGTAGAAGCACAACATTATAATGAAGCATGATAAAATTTAAGAAAATACGTTGGAAAAACTTCTTATCAACCGGCGGACAATTTACTGAAATAGATTTTACTAAATCCTCATCTACTTTAATTGTGGGCGAAAACGGTGCAGGCAAAAGCACTATTTTAGATGCAATTTGTTTTGTACTTTTTAATAAACCATTTAGGAATATTAACAAACCGCAGTTAATGAATACTATCAACGGCAAGTTACTTGTTGTTGAGGTTGAATTTTCTATCGGTAACAAAGATTATAGAATTGTGCGAGGAATGAAACCTGGCATATTTGAAATCTATTGCAATGACGTATTATTGAATCAAGATGCTGCCGCAAGAGACTATCAAAAGTATCTTGAAGAAAGTATTTTAAAATTAAATTACAAATCATTCACTCAGATTGTTATATTAGGATCTGCATCATTTACTCCCTTTATGCAATTAGCATTGGGATCGAGACGTGAAATTATTGAGGATATTTTAGACATTCAAATTTTCACAGTTATGAATGCAGTATTAAAAGATAAAACAACTGAAATAAAAGCTCGTATAACAGAGATTGAAAATGATATTACCTTAGGTAAAAATAAGGTCAAGTTGCATCAACAATATATTGCAACCCTCGAAAACGACAAACAAAAGAAAGTTGAAGATGTACAAAAGCGCATACTTGAATCGAATGCTGAGATATCACAACTTAATGCAGGAATGCTGGTCGAGCAAGAAAAAGAAACGAGTTGCAAATCCTCTATATCTGACGCCGATGAGAAGCGTAACAAGCGTACGGAGATGGGAGCGTTGCTTAGAAAGCTTTCCGAAAGAATTACTAATCAAGAAACAAGCATACAATTTTACCACGACCACGATGTTTGTCCAACGTGTAGCCAGGATCTTGACGAACATCTCAAAGGATCCGCAATCGAACTTCATACACATAAACGTGAAGAAGTGCAATCTGCGATTGAAGCCCTTGGCTTGCAACTTGAAGGTGTTGAAACTAGACTTAATGAGATTGATGCGATCGAAAAGAAAATCTCTGAATATACAAGCAACATCATTCGATACCAATCAAAGATCATCGCATCTCAAACATACATTCAAAAGCTACAGGCGGACCTGGCAGTCAACAATAATGATACGGCAAACATTGAAGATGAAACGAGGAAACTTAAAAACTTGGCCAAGGAAGTGGTCGCACTTGCAGGGGAAAAAAGTAAATTATCAGAAGATAAGCATTATTTAGATATTGCAAGTGTATTGCTAAAAGATACCGGCATTAAAACAAAGATCATTCGTCAATACTTACCTGCAATAAATAAATTAGTAAATAAGTATTTGGCGGCAATGGATTTCTTTGTTCACTTTGAATTGGATGAATCTTTTAATGAAGTAATTAAATCTAGACACAGAGACGAGTTTAGTTATGCTTCATTTAGTGAAGGCGAAAAACAAAGAATAGATTTAGCGTTATTGTTTACTTGGCGAACAATTGCCAAGATGAAAAATAGTGCAAGTACAAATTTACTATTATTAGATGAAGTATTTGATTCTTCATTAGACACAAATGGCACAGACTATGTAATGAATTTATTAAATACAATTGGTGAAGATACAAACGTATTTGTAATTTCGCATAAAGGCGATCAACTACTAGATAAATTTAAGTCTGTAATTAAGTTTCAAAAGTATCAAAATTTTAGTAGAATATCATGATTATATTAAGAAAAGACAAATTAAATTTAGTTGAACCCGATAATGAGGTAATGCGTGCTCCCCCTGCGCTTTATGATTTTACCAATGAAGGTGAAAGCGCGCCTGGCATTTCTACTGTTTTATTTGAAAGAATGAAACAACTAGGTGGTGTAGGTTTGAGTGCAAATCAAGTAGGGTTAGACCTGCGAGTATTTGTAATGGGATTAGGTGAAACTAAAATTGCAGTATTTAATCCCGAGATAATAGAATATAGTGATATTGAAGAATTATTTAATGAAGGTTGTTTATCTTATCCTGGCATTGTGTTAGGTATTAAAAGACCAATTAAAATTAAAGCTACATATCAGAATGAAACGGGGCAGATAATTGAGCAAGAGTTTAATGGATTAACTGCTAGAATATTCCAACATGAATATGACCATATGAATGGTACTGATTATACCGACCGAGTTTCTAAATTTAAATTAGATTATGCTAAAAAGAAATTCGAAAATAAGCGTAAAAAGATAATTAAAAAATACGCAGTTAAAACAATGATAGAGGCACTAAATGTCAATAAAGATTCCGACTGAATATGATAATGGTTTTGATTTTGGATTTACAGCTGTAGATTCAGAAGAGTCTATTGTAGAAAAACCAGTAGTTAAAACTCAAGATATAGTTGATTCTGTATCTGTTGAATTAACATTATTAAAAGATAAATTAGATTCCGTATATAATAAAATTGATTCAATGGAAGAGATAATCAAAGCGGGAGCTGGTTCTAATTTTGATATTGATAGTTATAAGGTTTTGGTTGATAAAGATTCTAATGAGAAACTTAAAAAGGTTGAGGCATTAATACTGCCATTATTAGCTAATTTATTAAAAAATCCGGATAAAGATTATATTAAATGGCCTAATAGAACTCCGATTATCGAAGCACAAATCCAAAAAATACTTTCGATTACTCGTCCAAACTAGCAAAATTTCTGTTGACTTCTACCCCGAAAGATGTTATAATAGTCTTATAGACAGGAGATCTTATGACACTAGCAAATTCAAAGTCAACGCTTGCCAAACTTCTAGCTCAAGAAAATCTTTCGGTTGAGCACCGCAATGTAAGCACTGCTTATTTTGATCCCAAGAACAGAGTTCTTGTTCTCCCCATCTGGAAAGAAATGTCCACTGAACTTTATGACTTGCTTGTAGGTCATGAAGTAGGTCATGCATGGGAAACCCCCGCCGAAGGCTGGCACACAGCCGTCACATCACATCCAAAAGGTTTTAAATCATATCTTAATGTGATCGAAGATGCACGTATCGAGAAAGCTATTAAATCTCGATACCCTGGTCTTCGTTCTGCTTTTTACAAGGCATACAAAGAACTGATTGAAAAAGACTTCTTTGGTATTGCAGATGTGGATATTAATGGCTTGGCATTGATAGACCGAATTAATCTGCACTATAAGGTTGGTCCTTTTATGAATGTTCATTTCTCATCCGATGAACAAGCAATTTTAACTGACATTGATAATGCATCGCACTGGGATGATGTTCTTAGAATTGCCAAAAGTCTTTATGAGCTTCGCAAAGAAGAAATGCAAACAAACTCGTTTGACGATTTTGAATATGAACCAGGGGAAGATGGTGAAGATGGTGAAGACGAAGGTGGCGATTATGATATTGATTCTGAATATGATTCAGACTTTTCAGATGAAGATGAGGATGGTGACGAGGACTTAGATTCAAAGAGAAAACAATATCGTGGAATGACTAGGGATATTGACCCAGAATCATTCACAGACAAAGTATTCCGTCAAAAAGAAGAAACCCTTATTTCTGACGAAATCCGACCATACTGTTATGTCAATTTACCATTAGTAAATACTAAAGATTTTATTGTATCCTATAAAAAAGTATACGAACAATCTGCTTGGACCTCAGTTGATAATTATCAAACCTTTGTTAAAGAACAGGTTGCCAATGCAACGTATGACATGACATTGAAAGAAGGCGACGCATTTAATCCAACTACACTATTATCAGAATACAAAGAAACAAATTCAAGATTCATTCAATATCTTGTTAAAGAATTTGAATTGAAACGAAATGCTGCGCAATTTGCCAGAGCAAGTGTGTCTAAGACAGGTGAGTTGGATGTTGAAAAAGTATTCGCATATAAATTCAAAGAAGATCTTTTCAAGCGTGTTACTAAAATTCCATTCGGCAAGAATCACGGCATGGTAATGTTCGTTGATTGGTCGGGTTCAATGACAAACAACATTACATCTACAATTGAACAAACTTTGATTCTTGCAGATTTTTGTCGCAAGGTTAATATTCCTTTTGAAGTTTATGCGTTTACAAACTGCGATGCAGGATTTGAATCTCATTTAGGTTTTCCTAAAAATGCTAAAATTCGGTATTCCCGCAGATCGAAAGATCTTTGCTTAGAAGACAGAAGTTTCCGTTTGTTGCAGTTATTATCTAATACTATGGATAGCAAACAATATCGTACAGCTCAAACACGTCTGCTTCAATATGGTAAAGTGTATGAATATTATCTTAAAGATAGATATAACCATACAGACGCATCAATTGCAAGATTTCGTGAACGCCAATTACCTCTTGAATTGCGTTTAGCAGGTACCCCGTTGAATGAAGCATTGGTTCTTGCTAATTATATCATTCCAGAATTTAAGACAGCTTATCGATTAGATGTAGTAAACACTATTTTCCTAACAGATGGCGAAGCTAACGATACCGATATGCTAGTTGTGATTGACGAAAAAAATGGCGAACAGAGATCTTATGGTCGTATGATATCTTCCGAATATAATGCAAGCAAGCATAAAGGTTATAATCTTATTATAACTGATAAAGAAACAGGTAAAGTTGGTTATGCAAAACCCCGTGAACATATGACTACTGCTTTACTTCGTTTGTTGAAAGAACGCACAGGTACAAATTTAGTTGGATATTATATTAGTTCATATACTAGCAGAAATGGTATTAAAGGATTCCTCGGTACTGCAGGTCAGCCTACTGAGAATGTGGATTCGATTTATACATTTATGCGAAAGAATAAATTTTACGATCTAAAAGATGCAGGATATGACAAGTATTTTTTGGTAAATAATAAAGATTTGATTGTAGAAAATTCCGAATTATCTGTTGAAAAAGATTCGTCCAAAAAGGATATTATGAAAGCTTTTATTACAAATCAAAAGAAAAAGCTAATTAATCGTGTGCTTTTGAACAAATTTATTGCAGAAATTGCTTGACACCGAAACCAAAAGGTGTTATAATTAATTATGATTAACCGTGAGACTACTTTATTATGAAATCTACTGACATTCAAAAGAAACAAATTGTATCTGATCTGATTCAAGCATTTGGTAAAACCGCTGCTAGAAAAGATGTTATTGCTTTTATCAAGCAAAAAGACATTACTATGCCTAACTGGTTGATCAACGGTGAGGCATATCGAGCAGGCCGTGGTATTATTAATCTTGATGCATTTGGAACAGATAAAATGAATAACATTCCCCATACTCCAGTAACAGCTTCTCCTGTAGAAATGCCTGCAATGCAAGCTCAAGTTGTTCAATTGCGTCAACGCAAACTAGTAACAGAGGTTGACAACCTAATTCCAAATAAAGACGCAACATATGTGCCGTTTGGTTTTTATAAAGATCTAGAATCTATTGTAAAATCTAAAGCATTTTATCCATTGTTTATTACTGGTCTTACTGGTAACGGTAAAACTACAATGGTAGAACAAGTATGTGCTAAATTAAAACGTGAATGTATTCGTGTCAATGTTTCTATTGAAACCGATGAGGATGACCTTGTAGGTGGTTCTACTTTGATTGACGGCAATGTTACATTCCGTGAAGGTCCAGTTATTACAGCAATGAAGCGTGGCGCAGTTCTTTTGATTGACGAAATTGATCGTGGTTCAAATAAGTTGATGTGTATTCAGGGTATCCTTGAAGGCAAGTCATACTTTAATAAAAAGAACGGTGAAGTAATTTATCCGGCCGAAGGCTTTAATGTTATTGCTACAGCAAATACTAAAGGTCGCGGTACAGATGACGGCAAGTATATTGCGGCACAAATTCTTGACGAAGCTTTCTTAGAGCGATTCCCAATTACAGTTGAACAAGAATATCCTTCAACCTCAATCGAGCGCAAGATCATTATCAACAATATGGAAACAAGCAATTGCGTAGATGAAGAATTTGCAGACAAGTTGGTAGCTTGGGCTGAGATTATTCGTAAGACATATATGGAAGATGCAATTGACGAATTGATTTCTACTCGACGTCTTGTTCATATTGTAAAAGCATTCTCAGTATTTAAAGATCGTAGCAAGGCAATTAATCTGTGTATTAATCGTTTTGACGATGACACGAAGAATGCGTTTATGGATTTGTACTCTAAGATTGATTCGCCTCCCATGGAAGAACCAGTTAATTCAGTTCAAGAAAACAAGGTTACAGAGGATGAAGACATCCCATTTTAAATACTTTAATTTAACCAAAGGGCACGAAAGTGCCCTTTAACCTATTTAAGGTGTTATAAATAAATGTATATTATAAATTCATTATAGGAATTGAAAATGAAAACAGCATTAATTACTGGTATTACAGGCCAAGACGGATCGTACCTTGCAGAACTATTACTCGAAAAGGGTTATATGGTTCACGGCATTATTAGACGTAGTTCGTCAATCAACACAGGTCGCATCGACCACATCTACGATAACCCAAATTTAAAACTACATTATGGCGACGTAACTGACTCTTTGTCACTTATGAACATACTTAAAAAGTATGAGCCAGATGAAATCTATAATTTGGCTGCACAAAGTCATGTTAAAGTTTCATTTGAGACTCCTGAATATACTGCACAAGTTGATGCATTAGGTACTTTAAAAATTCTTGAATCAGTTAGATTACTAAATTTAGAACATAAGACTAAAATTTATCAGGCATCTACATCTGAGTTATATGGATTGGTGCAAGAAATCCCACAAAAAGAAACAACCCCATTTTATCCTCGCTCACCATATGGTGTAGCTAAACTATATGGATTTTGGATTGTTAAAAATTATCGTGAATCTTATAATATGTTTGCCTGTTCTGGTATTTTATTTAATCATGAATCTCCTCGTCGAGGACATAATTTTGTAACCAAGAAAATTGTAGATGGACTTGAAGCAATTAGTTCAGGTCGGCAAGAATGTTTATCTATGGGCAATTTAAATGCAAAACGTGATTGGGGGCACGCTAAAGATTATGTTAAAGCAATGTGGTTAATGTTGCAACAAGACACACCTGATGATTTTGTTATTGCCACCGGTGAACAATATTCGGTAAAAGATTTTGTTAATAAGTGCGCGCCATACTATCACTTGTCTATTCGTTGGGAAGGCGCAGGCCTAAACGAAGTAGGTATTAATAATTACAATAATAAAGTAATTATTCGAGTAGATGAAAAATACTTCCGCCCTGCAGAAGTAGAAACTTTATTGGGCGATCCATCAAAGGCAAAGAGTGTGTTAGGTTGGCAGCCTGAGCATACATTCGATAGTTTAGTTGAAGATATGTGTACTAATTTTGAGTGAGGATAATATGGAAAAAAATAGTAAAATTTTTATTGCAGGTCATAATGGTTTAGTAGGATCTGCTATTGTGCGTAAACTTCAGAATGAGGGTTACGATAATCTAATTCTTCGTTCTAAAAGTGAATTGGATTTACGAGATCAACAAGCAGTTCGTAATTTCTTTAGTACAGAAAAACCTGAATATGTTTTCTTAGCAGCAGCTAAAGTCGGAGGTATCAATTATAACGCAACTAATCCTGCTGAGTTTATTTATGATAACCTTGCTATTCAGACTAACGTAATTGATGCAGCATATAGAAACAATTGTAGTAAATTATTGTTCTTGGGTTCGGCCTGCATTTATCCTAAGGTCACCCCTCAACCTATTAAAGAAGAATACCTGTTAACAGCGCCACTAGAACCTTCTAATGAAGGTTACGCATTAGCTAAAATTACAGGTATGCGTATGTGCGAATATTACAGACGTCAATATGGTTTCAACGCTATTAGTTTGATGCCTGCAAATTTGTATGGGCCTCATGACAATTTTATTCCTGAGCAAGGTCACGTTATCCCAGGTATCATTACTAAGTTCTTTAACGCAATGAAGAACAATGAAGATAGTATTATGTGCTGGGGAGATGGATCACCTACACGAGAATTTTTATATGTAGATGATTTAGCAGATGCTTGTTTGTTCTTGATGAATAATTACGACAAAGCTGAATTTATTAATGTAGGTAGCGATGTTGAAATTCCAATTAAAGAACTTTCAGAATTAATTAAAGATGCTGTTGGTTTCAAGGGTGAAATTAAGTGGGATACAACTCTACCTAATGGTACACCTAGACGCAAAATGGAAAACTCAAGATTGTTTTCCATGGGATGGAAACCAAAGGTATCGTTTGAGGAAGGACTCAAGCGTACGATTGATTGGTATAAAACAGAAAAAGGTATACTATGAAGTGGCCGTTGATGGGTGAGACAATCACCTTTATGGACAGATTGAAGATGGCGCATTTTGCGCTGACAGCTAAGAAATTCACATTCGGTGAAAAGGTAAAACAATTCGAAAACGAATGGAGTGAATGGCTTGGCGCAAAACATTCTTTATATGTTTCTAGCGGAAGTACTGCAAACTTCTTATTGGTAGCGGCAGTTAAAGAGTTATACAAATTAAAAGCGGGTGACAAAGTATTAGTTCCTGCTTGCACATGGATGACGAATGTTTCACCTATTATGCAGCTTGGTCTTGAACCAGTATTTTGTGATGTTAATCTAGATAATTTTAGTTTTGATCTCGAAGAAGCTAGATTGATTGCATTGAAGCATGATATTAAAATGGTATTCATTACTCATTTGTTAGGGTTTTCCGCAAACAATGAAGGTATTAAACGCATTTTCCCTAGAGCAATTATATTAGATGATATCTGCGAATCACATGGTTGCAAAACACCATACGGCGAAAAATGTGGTTCAAATAGTTTAGGCGCCACATTCAGTTTCTATTTTGGACATCATATGTCTACAGTAGAAGGTGGAATGATTTCCACAAACAATACTAAGCTTTATGATTTGATGAAAATTAAACGAAGCCATGGTATGGCAAGAGAATCAATTAAATTCGATGAGTATGCTAAAAAATATCCTGATGTGGATAAACAATTCTTGTTTGTTACCGACGGATACAATTTTAGAAATCATGAAATTTGTGCTGTACTTGGTATCTCGCAATTAAAACGTTTGGATAAAATGGTTGAGATTCGAAATAGAAATCACAAACTATTTACGGAAATTATTGACAAATATCCCAATCTGTTTTATACTATTAAAAACCCCAAAACAATTAGCAGCTTCTGTTTTCCTTTTATCTGCAGATCAAATGAGATCATGTTAGCTATGAAGGATACATTCACTAAACATACAATTGAATACAGACCAGTTGTTGCGGGTAATTTATTGTCACAGCCTTTTCTTAAAGATTATAAAATAGAAACTACTAAGAAAAGAACCAATGCTGACATTATTCAGACACAAGGTGTTTATATCGGTAACAATCATTTTGTTACAGAATCAGACATGAAATTTTTAGATAAAGTAGTGGGAGAAATCAATGACCAATTTAGGTGAAAGCATTGAGGAAGTTATCAAAAGAACAGTTAACGATGTTTTAGATAATGCTAAAGACTTTGGTATGCCAGATTCTAATTATATTGCAACTGACAATCTTGGTGAGATTGTTGAGAAACTTGCTATCATTCATATTAGAATGTGGATGCTTGAAGATGCATTTCAAACTGCAAAATCAGATGAAGAGATGGCTGATCTAAAACGCAAAGTTGATATTTGCTTCAAGGTTAAGCGTCCTAAATATGTTCAAGCTATTAACTTGCTAGTTGATGATGCTATTAAAAATGAAAAATCTTTGAGAGAAGATTCTGTTAAATTGTATAAAGGTATTGATAATGTCTAAAATTGTTTTCTTTAATCATTATCACAAAGGTGATCTACATACGCATAAAGAATTTATTCGTCACATTCAATCACAACTACCAGAATTTACATTCGAATATCTGCATAAAAATGCAGAAAAGTTAACTGCAGAATTGGGCATTCCTTTAATAGGGTCGCCTGATGATTTAGACAACAAGACTCCATTCTATCAGGATGAAGATACTTTGTTTGTTAATACGTGGGTTGGATGTAACTGGGATGTGTTCTGTAAGTATGGTGGTATTAATATGAATACTATCTACGAAGAATGGGGCGACATTGTAGATACAATTAATGAGACATTCGGTACTTCTGTTAAATTACATAAAGATAAAGAAGATTATTTGCCTCGTATCAGCTACAATGCTTTAAGTATTGCAGGCGTAGATCAATATGTTAATTCTACAATTGGTGTTCGAAAAGTATTAGTCTGCAATAATGTACCTCAATCTAATCAGTCATTCTCTTCTGATATGAAGGAACACATTTTGCCCTTTGCAGAAATGTATCCCAATACACATTTTATCTGCACTAATAAATTTGATACTGAGGGTGCTACAAATATTTTATTCACCGGCGATATTATAGGTCCTGTTACCGATGGAGATCTACAGGAGATTTCTTATCTAAGTACATACTGCAATGTTATTGTTGGTAAGAACTCTGGCCCGTATGTATTCTGCGAGACTTATGATAATTATATGGATGACACAAAAACATTTGTATCATTTAATACTAAGCATCCAGATTATGAAGATGTACATGAGACAATGTCAAAAGATTTAAATATCAAATGTACGTATCATGCAATCCCAATCTTTAGCAATTCATTGACTGCTAAAGATCACGAAAACATTATGTCTGCATTGAATCAGGCATTTGCATGAAGCCGTTGAGAATAGCATTTGCAGATACACATGATCATCTTGCAACGTTCTTTATATATCTTTTTCAGACTAGATATAAAGTAGATATCGTAGGCATGAGTGAATCGCCGGATTTTTTATTATTCGGTGATGATAACTTTGGTCGTAATAACTTAAATATCACCAGAGATCAATGTACTAAGATATTGTTCACAGGTGAAAATCGTAGACCTGAGAATTTTGATTGCGACTATGCTATTAGTTTTGACCATATATTTGAACCATGGCATTACAGATTACCCTTGTATGTAATTTATATGTGGGCATTAGAGCATATCCATGAAACAAGATTTGATTTTAACTATATCTTTAATCCCGAGATTAAAGAAAAAACAGACTTTTGTACGTTTGTAGTATCGAATCCAAATTGTAATGAGCGCAATGAATTCTTTAATAAGCTAAATAATATTAAACGTGTAGATAGCGGCGGCAAATTGTATAACAACATCAATGCTAATTTAACAGGCGAAGAAAGCAAAATAAATTTCCTTTCGACAAGAAAATTTAATATTTGTTTTGAACATACTTCTCATCCCGGTTATACTACGGAGAAAATTCTTCACGCATTCTATGCAGGAACTGTTCCAATTTATTGGGGGTCCGAAACAATTGCAAATGACTTTAATCCTGCCGCATTCATAAATTTACACGATTTCAATAGCCAGGAAGAGGCTATTGCACATATAATGAAGGTTGATCAAGATGACGAACTATATGCATCTTATGTTAATGCTCCAAAATTTTTAAACGGAATCCCTCCGTCATTTGTAGTATTGGATAACTTCCTTAATTGGTTCGATGCTATAGTGTATAATAAAATTTTAAAACGATGAAAATACAAACATTTATCTTTAACTGGCGCGGACAGTATGAAAAAACAAAAGAAAAGCAAAAGCAACTGAGTGCCATTGGGGTCGTGCCTGTCGTTATTAATAGTGACGACAATCACCGTGAGGACGATCCTAATTGGCACAACATTGGCGAGGACAGTTATTTTACAGCACAATTTTTAAAAGCAATTGAGTTGTTTGATGCGGATGTAATGTTTCACATTCAAGCAGATGCATCTTATGATAATTGGACTGAAATTTATGCTGGCGCTGAAGAATGTTTTGACACTTACAACTGGGGCATCTATGCTCCGAATGTAGATTATACATTCTATGATTCTAGTAGAGCTGATCTTAAATCTTTTGATCTAGAAGAGCCTTATTATAAAATGGTTGCAAATCCTGATTGTACTTGTTGGTTCATTCATAAAGATATTATTGAGGATGCTAAGAATCGTAATATCGATTTTGCCCCCTATAAAATGGGATGGAGCTTTGATATAGTATATACTGCAATTGGTTATATTAGTAAGAGGCCTGTTATCAGAGATTATCGTTACACAATCTCACATCCGCCAGGAACAAACTATAGTAAACAACAAGCTGAGACTGAGATGCATACGTTTTACTCAAAACTGCCTTCCGATATTCAGACTGCATTTAAATATATTAAACAAGACAAAGAACATTTAGGAAAATATTATGCTTAAAAACTTCTTTGAGGTTAATGATTTAATTTCAGAAAAATTGCAATCAAATGAACCTTTTTCATTATTGCGTCTAGATAATAGTGCGGGGTATGTTCTACAAAATCTGTTTAACAATACTAGTATATCCTCACAATTCTTTAATAATACTGTTATTTCTTTTGAGGGTGGGGTAACTCCAGGTACAACTGACTATTATATAGATACCATTGTTCCTATGTTAACACAATCCATGAAAGAATGTGATATACTCGGATTTGTTGATATGTCATTAGCCATACAAAATGATACGACCTTTACAAAAACATTCGGCGAAAAGCCTATGTTCTTTGGGCATGATAGTCTTATGGTTTTGGATCCTATCGGTGTTCTAAGAGGCGGGCTATGCGGAACATTTAAGGTCGAAACACCTTGGACAAAATATTTAAAAAATAAAAAAGTATTAATTATATCTACGCATTGTGAAACTATTAAATCGCAATGGCAACAGATTGATAAAATATGGGGAGACAATTTAGATTTAGTTGCACCGTTTGATTTAGTAGGATGTATTCGTACTCCGTACCATCCTTTAATGGATGACAGACAATATCCTGGTTGCGAAACGTGGGAACAAAATGTAGAATACATAAAAAATGAAATTGATAAGTATGAATATGACGTTTTAATTTCTGGAGCATCCACATCTTCTCCTATATATGTAGAACATGCGAAAAAACGAGGCAAAGTAGGTATACAAACTGGCGGCGTGCATCAGTTATTCTTCGGCATATTAGGATATCGTTGGTCACCTGAGGCAAACAACGGATATAGAGTATGGGCAGAATATTATAATGAACATTGGACATATCCTTTTAAAGAAGACGAAGCAAGGAATAAAAATCAAGTAAGACATTTGGAAGGCAATTATGCCTATTGGAAACCATGAATAAACAAGACATCATTAACGGAGTAGCTGCATATTTCCAAAACAAGGCAGCAAATAAGACATGGACTGCCGGTAAGGATTTTGTAAATTATGCTGGTCCATATTTTGACGAACATGAAATTATGGCGGCAGTTTCTACATTGTTAGATAGCTGGCTTGTAATGGGCGATCAATCAATAAAATTTGAGAAACAATTTCCTAAGCAATTTCAAAAGAACTTTGGAATACTTACTAATTCAGGATCAAGTTCTAATTTATTAATGATGTCTACGCTTACATCTAAGCGAGGATACAACTTACCTAAAGGTACAAAGGTGTTGATGCCTATTGCAGGTTTTCCTACAACATTAAATCCTACATTACAAGTAGGGTTTGAACCTGTGTTTTTAGATATTGAATTGGATACACTTAATTTAGATTTAACTAGAGCGGAAGAACTAATTAAGAAACATGACATTCGAGTAATCACATTTGCTCACGTCTTGGGCAATCCCCCTAATATGCGTTGGGTGATGGAACTTGTCAATCGTTATGATTTGATTCTATTAGAAGATTGTTGCGATGCTTTAGGTTCAACCTATGGCGGACAACCATTGGGATCATTTGGTGAAATGGCATCTTGCTCATTCTATCCAGCACACCATATGACAATGGGCGAAGGCGGATTTGTAGCATGTAAGAATTATGAGACAGAAGTTATTCTTCGTTCATTTAGAGAATGGGGCCGAGGTTGTTACTGTGTAGGGCCGGAAGCTAATAAATTAAAATGTGGTTCTTGTGGCAAACGATTTCAAGAATGGATTCCTGAAATGCCAGGTGAAATTTTTGACCACAAATATGTTTATGACGAGATTGGATATAATCTTAAGCCTATTGAATTACAAGGCGCAATGGGATTAGTTCAATTAGAAAAATTGGGGACAATACATGCACTACGTCGTCGTAATTATAGTTTGCTTTTTGATATCTACAGCAAGTACGAGGAGTATTTCCATCTACCAAGAGCACAAGAATACTCAGACCCAAGTTGGTTCGCATTCCCATTAACAATTCGGGCGGGATCTCCTTTCAAGCGTAGTGACATTGTAGATTACTTAGAAGAAAAATTAATTCAGACAAGACCATATTTTGCTGGCAATATTATGCTACAGCCTGCATATTCGCATTTAATGAACCCTGCAGATGCAAGAGATAATTTTCCAATTGCTACAATGACAATGACTAATACTTATTTCCATGGTACTAGTCCCGTTATTACTCCTGAACAAATTAAATATATTGGTGAAGTAGTAGATAGTTTTATGAGTTTATTTGGAGGTTAATATGCGTGTATGCGATTGGATATCAGATTATCTTTATAATTTAGGCATTGAAAATGTACATGGGATTATGGGCGGCGGCGCTAGCGGATTAAATGATGGGTTTATTAAGAATGGTAAAATAAACTATATCTGTTATCATAACGAACAAGGTGCAGGCCATTCGGCAATGGGCGAAGCAATTTATACCGGTAAAGTATCCGTTGTTAATCCTACTACCGGGTGTGCAGGAACAAATTGTGCCACATCTGTATTAGATGCATGGCAAGATGGAGTACCGGTATTATTCATATCTGGCAATGTTAGAATGAATACTTGTTCTAGTTGGATTAATACCACAAAGAACATTAACTTGCGTAAGTATGGTATTCAGGAACACAATGTTGTTTCTATGTATAAGAACATGACTAAGTATGCTCATTTTATAACAAGCATAGATGAAGTTGCATATGTAATTACAAAGGCGTTATATATGGCAAAAGAAGGAAGACCTGGGCCGTGCTGGGTTGATATTCCCGGAGATATACAAACTGCAGAAATGCCAGAAACATATAAATTGTTTATTGCAGATGATCCTATTAATCGTATTCATACAAATCTTGACGAATTAAAGAATCAATTAGAACAATCAGAAAGACCAGTTGTGTTAGTTGGTCAGGGCATTAGACAAACAAATACAGTAGATTCCTTTATTAAATTTATAGAAAAATATAAACTACCATTTGTAACAACATACGGCGCAACCGATTATGCAAGTAACGATCATGAATTAAATATGGGAGCAATTGGTATCAAGGGTTGCCGATATGGAAATTTTGTAGTACAAAATGCAAGTCTATTATTAGTTCTTGGTAGTAGTTTAAATAGTAGTGTGATAGGTTATGACCCTAAACAGTTTAGTATTGGTAGCAAAAAGATCGTTGTTGATATTGATTCTGACGAACTAAATAAAGATATATTAGACATAAGTGAAAAATACAATATGGATCTTTCCGATTTCTTTGAGGTTATGGTATGAATAGAACTGAATGGATAGACAAATGTAATCATTGGAAAAATAAATGGCCGGTAATACAACAGGAATATTTACAAGCCGGTGACGAAATTAATATGTACGCAGTGATAGATGCTATAAACAAATATAGTAAACCAACTGCTACAGTAATGGCAGACGCGGGTAGTGGGTATTATATCGGAAGCACTGCATTTAAACCCAAACAAGGACAACGATTTGTTTGTAGCGTATCCCAAGCAGATATGGGCTGGGCAGTTCCTGCGGCAGTGGGCGTAGCATTAGCGAGTAAACAACAAGCTATAACATTCTTAGGCGATGGCAGTTTTATGTCTAACATACAAGAACTTGCCGTTGCTAAACAACACAATCTAGATATTAAATTTGTCATTCTCAATAACAACGGATATTCTTGTATTCGGAATACGCAAACAAAATACTATCAAGGTAGAGTATATGGTACAAGTAATACTACAGGTATTTGGTTTCCATTGTTTGAGAATGTAGCAACTACATTTGGTTTAGGTTATAAAGAAATAAATGATGTAGATCAGTTAAAAGAATTTGAACATATATTAAACACTCCTGGCCCTATGCTTGTAGTTTGTAAATGTAATACAGACCAAGAAATTGCTCCAGCACAAGGGCTAAAGAATGGTAAACAAGCAGGCCTGCATGATTTATTCCCATTTTTAAGTGACGAAGAATTAAACCGAGAGATGATTGTAAAATATAATGTATAAAGTTTTTAAGTGTGTAGCATGTGATTCTAATAATGTTGAATACAAAGAAACTGGTTTAGCTAAATTTATACAATTTCGTATATTCGGAAATAATACAGATAATGGCATGCCAATAGTTGGTATGAAATGTTTAGATTGTTCTTTTGTTGGATCTGCTGATAGATTCACAGATGATGAAACTAAAATATATTATAACGGATATAGAGACAACGAATATACGCGTACTCGAATTATGTTTGAGCCAGGATATACTGATATAGAAAAGTTTAATAGTATTGCCTATAAAACACATAGACAAGAAGGTATACAAAAATTAATTAAACAATATATCGATGTTGATCAAATACATACAGTATTAGATTACGGTGGCGACAATGGATCGGTTATTCCTGATTGGTTTGATAAATCTAAAAAATATGTTTTTGATATTAGTAACGTTCCATTGACATCTAAGGTTGAATCAATATCTCTTAATGAAAACAAAATTTTTGATTTTATATTATGCACGCATCTATTAGAACACGTGTCTGATCCTAATGATACATTGGGTAAAATAAAAGAACATGCGAATGATAATACCTGGATTTATTTTGAAATACCAAACAACCCTGCACCGTACATTGGTATTATCCACGAACATATTAATTTCTTTAATATTAAATCAGCCACGGCATTGTTAAATCGTAATGGATTTAAGGTCATAGATGTGTGTGAGTATGGGTTTGATTCATTTGCTGTCGCCCATAAAAATAATTTATGTATATTAGCTAAGCTTTATTAAATTGAGTATTTTATGAAAATATTAGTTGTAGGCGCCGGCGGATTTGTTGGCTCATATATCGTTCCGTTATTATCTAAAAAACATGAAGTTATTCCTATCTATAAAAATGAGATAGATCTTTTAGATAATCAAACAGTTACAAAGATATTAGATGTTCTTCGTCCCGATGTTGTTATTAATTGTTTAACCTTCGGCGGCAAAACAGAACTACACGAAAACAATGCTTCGAATGTTGGCAAGAACATGTCATTGTTCTATAACTTCTATACTAATGAGGATAAATTTAAATTTTATATTAATTTGGGTTCTGGCATTGAAAAAACCAATGCAAGAAATGCGTATGTATTTTCCAAAAGATTAATTAAGAATTTGTGTTTTGGTCCTAAGTATCTGACACTAAGAATATATGGATGTTTTGGTGCAGGTGAACCCTCGCATAGATTGTTAAAACAATACAATGCAACCGAAGGTGAATTTAAAATAAAGAATGATCGCGAATTCGACTATTTTTCAGTACAAGATTTATACAATGTTATTGATTATTCATTGAATAATTATGCCACTAGCGATTGGTTAGTAGGTAATGATATAGATTGTGTATATCGGAACAAAATTACCCTAAGTGAATTTTTGGGGATGTACTGCGATATAAATAATATAGAGAAAAGATTTGTAGTTGAATCTACAAGTGATGAAAAATATATAGGCCATCCAGTTGATATCAGTACTCTAGAAGAGTTCGGAGGATTGAAGTTGTATGGCATTGGACATGGATTGAAAGTTTATAATGACTAAAGTTGTTTATGTTACAGGGTGCATTGGATTTATAGGTTATCATGTAACCAAAAAATGTTTAGATGCGGGGTATCATGTTTTAGGGATAGATAGTAAAACATATGCGAGCAATCTAAATTTACTTCCAGACTTATTAAAGTATCCAAAATTCAAATTTTTAGAATTGGATATTAATGATCTAGACAGACTTCATGACTGCGATTATTTTATTAATACCGCAGCTGAAACACACGTCGACAATAGTATTGTTAGTTCAGATGTTTTCCTTAGAAGCAACATCAACGGTGTCCATAAAATACTAGAACTAATTAAAGCTATACCAAAAGCTCGTAGACCAATATTATTACACTTTAGTACAGATGAAGTGTATGGGGATATCGTAGATGGGTTTCATACTGAAACAGATTTATTAAAACCAAGCAATCCGTATTCAGCGACAAAAGCTGCAGCTGATATGTTGGTAACAGCATGGGCAAGAACATATGATGTTCCCTATGTAATTGTTAGACCAACTAATAATTATGGAATTGGTCAATATGTTGAGAAGTTTATTCCTAAAGCAATTAAAAATTTATCTCTAGGTAGACCTATTATTATGCATGACAACGGATCTCCTAGAAGAACTTGGTTGCACGTATCCGATACAGCAACTGCAGTATTAAAAATTATTGAATCGGGAACAGTTAACGAAACCTACAATATATCAGGCAATTATGAGGAACAAAATATTATTGTTGCTAAACATTTAGTTGATTTATTCTTTAATTGGAATGTTATCCACTATACAGAATTTATGGATTTTTCAGAAAAGCGTGTCGGCCAAGATGTTAGATATGCTATAGATGATTCTAAATTAAAAGCATTGGGTTGGAAACCAGAAGCAGAGTTTAAAGATTCATTAGTTGAGATTGTGGAATACTATAAAAAGAATTTTATATGGTAAAAATTATATCATTAAGTGTTTGGGGAAATGATCCCAGATATATCGTTGGCGCAAATCGTCAGTATGAATTAGCAAAGAAATATTATCCTGATTGGGAATTTAGAATTTATACTGATGATAAAAATAAATTTTCTAATCTAACAGATGCTAACATTATAGAAGTAACTGATGGAACATATGGTATGTTCTGGAGGTTCAGAGCAATGTTTGAGGATGAATCTAATATTGTAATTGTCAGAGACTCGGATAGTAGAATTACTTTCAGAGAACATCAAGCAGTCAATCAATGGTTGCAATCTAATGAAAAATTCCACACATTCCGAGATCACGAAGCACATTTTGAATTCCCTATTATCGGATGCGCATTTGGATACAAGGGTAAATTTGGAACTCCTATATTAAATTTATTAAATTCTTATACATCTCAGATGAATTATTATGTGGGCGATCAAATATTTTTAAGAGATGTAATTTGGCCATTAGTTAAAGACGATGCAATGATTCATTGCATGAAAGATGGATGGTTCAAAGAAACAAGAACACAATTAGTTAATCCATATGATTTTTGTGGCAACGGATATGACGAAAATGATATGCCGTTGTATCCGCCAACTTTAGCGGAATGCGCAGGATTTGACCCTAAAAATACCTCTAAAGAATTTAAATTTAACAAAGGCATTTTAACAAAATGAAAAGCTATTTTATTACTCCCGTATTCAATAAAGAGAATATGATTGGGAAAGTACTTGAAGGAATTGCGCAATCTGTTGCAGGTAAATATACTGCAATTTTTATTATTGATGGATGCACTGATAAAAGCGAAGAAGTTATTAAGAGCTATAACAATCCAAATATTGTTTTATTGCATGCCCCGAATGTTCATGAGATTAAAAGTTTAAATATTGGTCTATCATATATTAGAGATAATTGCAATCCCAACCCAAATGATTTAATATTCACAGTACAAGACGATGTAATTATTGAAGAAGAAAATATTGATATACTATTTACTAATTTGTTTGAGGAATATACTGATTTAGGATACATGTCTTTTAGATTGGGTATCAGTATGCAATTAGCGGGTGATGGTATATCTGAATATAACTTTGCAGAGTCTGAATTTGGACATTGGAAACAATTAGGTCTAAAACATTTTCGGGAAATTAAACACGGTGATTTAGTTGAAGCTGAAGCAGTTATTAGAAGTCCTACTTGCGTTCTATGGAAGCGTTATCAGGAGGTAGGATTCTACAATGACGATCTTGCTCCTTGCGGTTACGACTGCCAAGATTTTAGTATTCGTATGAATATGAATGGATATCGCAATGGTGTATATGCTTTAAAATATAGAAGCGATGTTGATTGGGGTTCTACAAGAGAAAAGGCTGAAACAGAAGTTAATTCTAAGATGGGACAAATACAGGAACGCAATAGACAATATCTTGCAAGAACATATAGAAATTATTTTGAGGGAAAACGATGAGTGAAGTGACTATTATAACAGCAACAACTGGTTCTAATTATCTTCACGATAATATTAAATCGGTTCAATTGCAAACACATAAAGATATTCAGCATCTAATTGTTGTTGATGGTGAGGAACATTTTGAGAAGGTTGCTGCTATATTAGCAGAGCACGATTTTCCAAATATAGATATGGTTGTTTTGCCTTATGCTACAGGTAAAGAACAATATAATGGTCACCGAATCTATGGCGGATTTACCCACATTGCAAAAGGTGATTACATTGGTTACCTAGATGAAGATAACTGGCTAGAGCCAGAACATGTGGAAGTATTGCTTGATACTGTAAAAGATAATCAATGGGCAGCAACCTTGCGTAAGATTGTAGATAACGAAGGTAAGTTCATTTGTAATGATGATTGCGAAAGTCTGTGTAATTGGGAATCGGTTATTAGAGATTATTTTGTAGATGTTAATTGTTTCTTCTTCACCAAACCTCTTGCGCTTCAATTAAGTCCTATTTGGTATAGACGTGCAAGACATCCAGACGATCAACCTGAAGTAGATCGAGCATTGACGTACACGCTAAAAGATAATAAAATAGCATGTGAGGTGACGGGAAAGTATACTGTAAACTACCGAGCAGGAAATAGAGCAGATTCGGTTCAAGCTAAATTTTTCCTGCAAGGTAATGAAATAATGAAACAAAAATATAATGGAGAGCTACCATGGCAGAAATAGACTACAAATATAATGAGGGTGGGTTAATTAAAGAGTTTCAAGAATACATTGATGCAACATATGGACAACATTATTCAATGAATAGATTCCAAGCATCCGAGTTTATTATTGATAATGGGCATGGTGTAGGATTTACTGCAGGCAATGTAATGAAATACGTCCAAAGATATGGCAAAAAAGCTGGTCGTAACAGACAAGACTTGTTAAAGGTTTTACACTACGCATTGATGTTGTTATATGTGCATGATCTTGAAACAGGCGAAGGCAATGCTGATAATTTTGAAATACGTAAGGTAAATAAATGAGCACTATTCTTCTAGGTTCAAGCGGGTTTCTAGGCCCACAAATATTAGAAAAATATCCTGATATTGTTTCTGTTGGTCGCACAAAACCTGCAACAGGAATGAAGCACGTGGATTGTCCTACATTGGAGCATCTACCTGAAGTTCTAGACAAATTAGATTTTGATAAAGTGATTATGATGATTGGTAGTTCTAATCATACAGAATTAAATTGTCAGAATATGTTAGCGATTGAAAAGAATGTAATACCGTTGAAAAAGGTATTTGCATATTTCAAGAATAGACCAATTAAAAAGCTATTAAGTTTTAGTTCTATTCTTTTATATGATCGCAGTAAAATGACTTTGCCGGTTGACGAATCACAACCATTAAGTACTTATCAGAATGAATACATTTTCAGTAAGTTCTTAGGCGAAGAAGTGGCAAAATTTTATTCTGATGTACCTAACATCATTGTGAGATTAACAAACATTTACGGACCAACTACAGCATTAGATAGACCAGATTTGGTTAATCAATTAGTTGAAGGTTTGGTTATTCGTAAAAAAGCACGAGTATTAAATTTAAGACCACAGCGAGATTTTATTTATACTGCAGATGCTTCTGACGCAATTGTAAAATTATTGGATACTGATTATACAGGTCCCGTTAATGTTGCTACAGGTCAAATGCATTCCATAAGTGATGTTGTTAAAATTTTAGAAAAACTTTCTGGAATTAAAATTGAAATAGGTGACGGTCCAGCAACTGGACATATGCAATTTGTTTCGGACAATACATTGATTAAGAAATTAATTGAATGGGAACCGAAATATAATTTGGAAGAAGGTCTAACAGAGACCTATGAAAAAATGATGGCTATGTATGGGAAATAGTATAGACTTATACGCACATAGGTGTTATAATATATTTTTATGTAAATGATATTGCAATTTAGGAGATATTATGCAATTTAGTAATGAAACAATCCAGTTCTTAAAGAACTTCGCCGCAATTAATAGTAACATCTTGATCCGTAAAGGTCAGACGTTATCTACAATCAGCACAGCAAAGAATATATTTGCGCGTGTAACAGTTAACGAAGACTTCCCAGTAGAAGTTCCTGTTTATGATTTGAATTCATTGTTGGCATTGTTAACATTGATGGAGAATCAGCAAGTTGATTTTGGCGAAAAGTCTTTGACTATCTCTAAAGACAATGGTAAATTTGAATACTTCTATTCTAACGCAAGCGTTATTGTAGCAGCACCCGATAAGAACATTGAGATTGACGAACACTTTAAATTCAATCTATCATCTGAAGATGTTAACATGATTATGAAGGCAGCCGCAATTACAGCAGCACCTACAATTTCTGTTATTAGCAAAAATGGACAAGTTACATTGACCATTGGTGATAAGAAAAATGATACTGCAAACACTTATAAAAAGACAATCGGAGCATCAGATGCAACATTTGAATGTCATATGGCAGTTGAAAACTTTAAGATCATTCCCGATGCTTATGCAGTAACAGTTGCTAAAAAGAAATTGTTCCACTTTAAAAACGCTACAAAGCCATTAGAATATTTTATTGCAATGGAACCCGATTCGGTAATATAAAATGTTTGGAAATTATAATAAAAATGTTCATTCTCAAAATGGAGAAGATGGAATTATCGAAGAAATTCTTCATAGGTTAGATGTTGATTATAACACCTCTTGGTGTGTAGACATTGGTGCATGGGATGGTATACTGTATAGTAATACATACAATCTTGTAAAAAAAGGTATGCACGGTGTGTTTGTAGAAGGTGCAAGTGAAAAAATTCCTGATTTAAATAATACAGCTAAATTTTATAAAAAAATTATTCCAATTGAAGCATTTGTATCACACAATCCCGCAGACGAAAATAGTCTAGATAATATTTTAAAAAGAACACCTATACCTAAAGATTTTGAATGTATATCAATTGATATTGATTCGTATGATCTTGCTGTGTGGGAATCACTTAAAGAATATTCTCCTAAGATTGTAGTTATCGAAGTTAATAGTAGTATTGCACCTGGGATTGTATGGCGCAATGGAGATCCCGAATCTATACGACAAGATGGATTGCCGGGCGGTAATACATTCTCCGCAACAAACGAAGTTGCTAAAGAAAAGGGATATACTTTAGTTATGCATACAGGAAACAATATCTACATTAGAAATGATTTGATTGAAAAAGTCGGGGTCCCTACCGACATTGTAAGTAATCCAGATTCGTTGTTCAATCGAAACTGGCTGCGTTAATACGCAATTTTAATATTATGGAGTTATTATGGAATTTCGTGAAGATCAATTTTTGTGGGTTGAAAAGTATCGCCCTCGTAAACTAGATGAATGTATTTTACCTGTAGACCAAAAGAAGGTCTTTCAGGACATGGTTGAAAAAGATGAAATACAAAACATGCTATTGTGTGGTTCGGCCGGTGTGGGCAAGACTACTATTGCCCGAGCATTGTGTGAAGAACTAGGTACAGACTATATCATCATTAACGGTTCAGAAGAATCTGGTATTGATGTTCTTAGAACTAAAATCAAACAGTTCGCATCTACAGTATCCTTTAGTGGCAAGACTAAAGTTGTTATTCTAGACGAGGCTGATTATCTAAACCCTAATTCTACACAACCTGCATTGCGAGCATTCATTGAAGAATTCTCAGCAAATTGCAGATTTATTTTTACTTGTAATTTTAAAAATCGTATTATTCCTCCGCTTCATTCTCGATGTGCGGTAATCGAATTTAAAATTGGTAAAGAAGAGCGTCCTAAGATTGCTGCTCGTTTCTTTAAACGTGTTAATGAAATCTTGGCAAACGAAAAGGTCGAAGCCGACCCTAAAGTTGTAGCAAAAGTTCTTGAGAAACATTTTCCCGATTACCGTCGTGTACTTAATGAGTTACAGCGTTATGCATCTTCGGGTAAAATTGATGAGGGCATTCTTGTTAATATGGGTGAGGTTAATATGCAAGACCTTATCTCTGCTCTCAAAGACAAAGATTGGAAAAAGATGCGTACCTGGGTTGTTAACAATCTAGATAACGATCCGCAAACTCTTTTTAGAAAAATATACGATACCCTATTAGATTCCGTTGTTCAAGTTCCACAACTTGTTTTGTTGCTTGCAGACTATCAGTATAAAGCGGCATTTTGTGCAGACCAAGAAATTAATCTTGTTGCGTGTTTAACAGAGATTATGGCATCGGTTGAATTTAAATGAATGACTTATTAAAACCTACATTTGATTGGATCAAAGATGACTACATTACTAATCGCTTTCGTTTTTGCGTTGAGTTGCTTGCTTGGGCTATTAGTATTGGGTGTTCAATTACCATGGCTGTCACAGTTCCCAATCCGCCCTTACTTTCTCTTTACCCTATATGGATCGTCGGCTGTGGTATGTATGCTTGGGCTGCTTGGACTCGCAAATCTTTTGGCATGCTGGCTAACTACCTGTTATTGGTAACAATAGATTCGGTAGGATTGATAAGGATGCTATCATGAGTTTGTTTGGAACCCCTGTGGAAAAACCAGCAGAAGTTCCATATAAGGCTCCTGCAATTTCCCCCTTTGACTTTATTAATGCTATTCATTATAGCAAAGATAATTTAATCGTAGACGATTGGTCGGAGAAACAGTATAACGCATTTATTATTAATAAAGGACTATCTTACGGACATGACACAGTAATCCCTGCGAATGAGATGAATTCGCGACCACATCTTGAGAAAAAGATGCAGTTTTCGTTTCTTATAAATACTATTAGGCCCCGTAAAAGATTCAACAAATGGATCAAAGCGGAGAAAATTGAATCGATCGAAGTAATAAAAGAATACTATGGATATAGCACAGAAAAGGCCCGCCAAGTACTCCCTCTTCTCGACGACTCAAAATTAGATTATTTAAGAACAAAACTAATAAAAGGTGGTCGTAATGGCTGAAGATATTTTTCACATTGATTATCCTGGATACAACCCGCTGGAAGTAACCATGGCACAACCTGACGATTTTTTGAAAGTCAGAGAAACTCTCACACGCATAGGTGTAGCATCACGCAAAGATAAAGTACTGTATCAATCCTGCCATATTTTACATAAGCAAGGTAGATATTTCATTGTGCATTTTAAAGAGCTTTTTGCTCTTGATGGTAAGACTGCAGATTTAACAGAGAACGATTTACAAAGACGTAATACAATTGCCAAATTGCTAATAGATTGGGGCCTAGTAAAAATTATTGATCCTGATAAATTTACAGATTTAGCACCATTGTCGCAAATCAAAGTAATTGCTTTTAAAGATAAAAGCGAATGGTCTTTACAAACAAAGTATAATATTGGTAAGAAAAAACAACCTACAGATGAATAATCTGTATAAATAATAATATCCCCGGGATGGGAAACGCAGCAATCGGTGTGGGCTGTATAAACCAGAAGCCGAACTAATTTAAGTCCCACTACCTTGGGAACGTCTAAAGCTGGTACAACGTATGGTACCCCTGTAGTCAGTAAGCAGGATTAACGCTATGCCTTCGGGGTAGCAAATTTTAAACTCGCTTAATAGGAGAACTATATGTTTTACGCAAACATGGCTATCGATTCAATTCAAGACGCCAAAATCAACTTCCTCAAACAAACAGTCAAGGAAGATTCCCTTCAAAAACCTCTAGTCGATTTTGTAGAAGCACAACGTGTCTTTACAAAACAAGTTGCTAAGTCTGCTAACGATGTAATGAATATTGCCTCAGAGACTTTTGCCAATTCGATTACTGGTAAAACAAGTAAAAAGGGAGAATCAAAATGACATTTGTTCCACAAATATTTGGCCGTGATATGTTCAAAGACTTTGATAAACTATATGTAGGCTTTGACGATCAATTTAGCAAGATGGCTAAGATTCATGATGATCTAACAAAGAGCATTCCAAATTATCCACCATATAATATTAAGAAAACTGGCGATACAACTTATGTTATTGAAGTTGCAGTTGCTGGTTTTGCCAGACAGGATATTGAAATTGAACTTGCCGATGGCAAAATGATTATTAAAGGTAATGTAAATGGTGCAGAGCAAGAAGATAATTTCTTGTTCAAGGGTATTGCTAATAGAGCATTCACTCGTACATTTGCTTTGGAAGACCATATTGAAGTTCAAGATGCTGCCATGTTAAATGGTATGCTTAAGATTTTCTTAGAGCGTATTATTCCAGAACATAAAAAGCCAAAGAAAATTGAAGTTAAAGATTCTGAAGTAAGCACAAAGCCTACAAAGAAATCTAAACCTCAATTGCTTACAGAAGATCCTGTAGAAAATAGAGACCTATAATGAATAATGATCTAAAAGAATTTGAGGGAGTTCATTTCCCTGCAATGAAAGACTTTTGGTCATGGGTTGAAAAAGCCTTTACTCCTTCATATCAAAAAGAAATTGATATGTATTTGAAAGATTCTGTAGATTACAAAGATCTAGAACATAGAATGCAGGTATTAGCACGTAGAGGATTATTATGAAATTCATTAAGGCTTTTATTAAAATCGTACATGAAGTACGACACCGATTGGCCACACGTAGGAACAAGCATCCTTCAATTGGTTCATAAAAACACTAGGGCTTCGGCCCTAGTTGTCCAAAACTCTTTATTATAATATGTTTTCTATATGAAAGATGTTATAATAAGACTTATTATAACGGAGAATTGAATGATTAAAATTTTAAAGCTACAAACTGGCGAAGAATTAGTTGCCGATATGACAATGGAAACAGCAAGTATTAAACTTGTGCAACCATTCATTTTAACAATGACTCCCAATCGTGAACCTGGGTTTGAGAAAGAAATGACATTGGCATTGTTTCCATATGCCCCATATGTTGTTAACCATACAATTGAAGTCGATGCTTCAAAAGTTATATGGATTGCAGAATTACCCGATAGTATGATTGCAGACTACAATCGTGCATTAACATCTCTAAATGTGTCATTGACTAAAATTGAGCAAGAACTTAATACTAAGGCATAAAAATGAAAACAGTACACAACTTTAAAAAGCGCACCAAGCAAGGCGGCAGAGCAAAAACCTCAAGTATGAATAAGACTCAAAAGAGAACCTACAAAGCATATAGAGGCCAGGGCAAATAAATGAGCGGTAAGGGTAGTAAACCTAGACCATATAGTGTTCCAATTGCTACATTTGATAATAATTACGATGCTATTTTTCGTAATTATAAAAAAACAGATGAAGAAAAATTTGATGATGCGATTATGAAAAATGAATACTATGAAGATTCTGAGAAGTTAACAGAAAAAGATTATAAATAAATTATACCGCGGATTGGTGAAATGGTATCACAAAGGACTCATAATCCTTAGTTCCTAGTTCAACTCTGGGGTCCGCATCCATTATGAAAAAAATTATATTATCACTGCTATTAACTATATCCACAATTGCGTGTAGTGAAGAAAGAAACAAACCCGTAATTTGTTTAGATACAAAAGAAATGTTTGACGCAATATTTGAAGAATACCGCGAGACAATACTTATGGTATTTGATCAAGATTCATTTACTACCAAGATTGTATTAACCGTTAACTCCTCTACAAAAACATGGTCATTGGTCGAGTATAATACTGAAAAGGCATGTCTGTTAGGTTCCGGAAAAAATTATAAGATACTGGGGCGAGTATCAAGTAAAGATTACATATGAAGTATATATTATTATTGGCATTACTTTTAACGGGTAATGCCTTTTCCATGAACTTGACTGCTCAATCATGGCTTGTTTCTAATAGTAACGGTAAAATTATTGAAGGCGAGAATATTAATGAATCTCGTTCAATTGCCAGTATCACAAAACTTATGGCTGCAATGGTTGTAATAGATGCTGGGCAAAATCCAAAAGAAAAAATTGGAAAGTTTACAAGGGAACAACATATACAGTTGGCTCTTGTTAAGTCAAGTAATGAATCTGCTATTTTATTATGTGACAAATATCCCGGCGGCAAATCTAAATGTATTCGAGATATGAATGAAAAAGCTGTTGCACTTAATATGCACAACACCAAATTTGTTGAGGCATCGGGATTAAGCCCAATGAATATTAGTACTGCTAAAGATTTGTTGGAATTAACTTTGGCTGCAAGCTACTATCCTGAAATCGTTGAAGCAAGTAAAACTCCGCAAGTAAAAATTCAGATCAAAAAGAAGTGGCTCTTTTTTAATAATACAAACCCTATTATTGGAAAGAGACATAATTTTATTGTGAGTAAAACTGGAACAACAAATGCTGCCGGTGGTTGCATCGTTATGATGCTTGATACCGATATCGGCAGACGTATCGTTGTTGTTCTTGGAAGTAAAAACGGTAAGACAAGAATTCCTGAAGCCGAATTTATCGCACTTCAGGAATATCAATTAGATAAAATTTACTAATTCAATTCCAATATTTGGTACAGGTATTCAGATTGTATCTGGGGATATTCCTAGACCAAGGACAATACCTAAAGCACCTTAATTGTCTATAAAATTAATCCATGGTTTAGAATGTGCAATTGACATGGCAAACCACATTAACGCCATTTCAAATGATTGGCCACCACACATGGGTAGATTGAAGTAAAACAAATTAACAAACCCCATAATCATAAACAATGGGGTGGGAAAAAGAGCAATAAATTTTTTTATATGAGACATTATTAATTCCAATATTTGGAAGAATCTAGGCGATCCCAATATGCCTTGTTGTTTCGGTTTATAAAATTCTTAATTAGATACCATCCCATACCGAAGTATCCCATCTTTTTAAACCTGCGAGAATCTTGGCCAAAGTAGTGATTTGCAATTTTAAACTTCTTTGGGTTATACATTCTTGATAGAAAGTAATCTTCAGATGTTACTGTCTTTTCAGGGAACCCGCCATATTCTTCAAATCTATCTCTGCGAGTCAACATAAATGCCCCGATTGCAAATGGGGAAAAGAATTTTAATATGTGATTTATAATATTAAAAATTGTAAATCCAATTATTGCACGTAAGTCTTTGTCATAACATTTAATGTTTAACCCAATTAGATCTAAGTCATTGGACACAATTTCGTTAACGGCATCTTTGATTACTGTGTTTTTAAAGAACCGAACATCTGCATCAATGAATAAAATGTAGGGAGTAGTAACTAATCTTGCTCCGTTATTCTTGGCAAATGAAACTGGCCCACCTTCAATAATTTCAACATTTAATGAAGAGCTATTATCCTGTATAACTTGTCTAGTATTGTCAGTAGAGCAATCGGCAATAATGATTCTTGTATCGCCAATGTCTTGTTGGCGCAAAGCATCTAACAAATGATGAATATAGTTTTCTTCATTCTTACAAGGCACAACAATCGTAATTTTATTACTGAGGTTCATCATCTTTTTCCTTAGTCCAGGTAACTATTTCCCATCGACCATCATGATGCTCTACAAGTGCCGTACATGATTCAACCCAGTCACCATCATTCATATAGATAATTCCATCTATCTCTTTGATCTCAGCATGGTGTATGTGGCCACATATAACTCCATCATACCCACGCTTCTTACAATAGGCAGCTAGATTCTTTTCAAACTGAAATATAAAGTCTACTGCTTTTTTTACTTTGTGTTTAAGGAACTTGCTAAGGCTAAAGTACCCAAAACCCATACGATGACGTATCCAATTGAACTTGCTATTGAGTGACAAAATGAAGTCATATGCTTTATCTCCTAAAAATGATATCCACGGTGCTAGCCTTGTTATACCATCAAACAAGTCACCGTGTGTTACTAAATAGTGCTTACCATCAGCACCTATGTGTTCTATTTGATTATGAATTTCTACTAGACCAAAACTAAAACCATACGGTATCATTGGTCTTAAGAACTCATCGTGATTTCCTGCAACATAAACAACCCGCGTACCGCGTTTAGCGTGACCTAATACTCTGCGCACAACGTTGGTATGGCTTTGTTTCCACCGCCAGTTGTTCTGTTGTATACGCCATGCATCAATAATATCTCCGACCAAATAGAGGGTGTCGCCGGTATTATGTTTGAGAAAATTATTTAACTTGTTTGCTTGACAATCACGAGTACCTAAGTGAACATCACTTATAAATATCGCACGATATTTCATACACTAAACGAACTACCGCAACCGCAAGTGGATTGAGCATTTGGATTAGTTATAACAAACTGTGAACCTTGTATATCTTCTTTGTAATCCACAGTTGCGCCTGTTAGATATTGCATGCTCATGGCATCAATTAATATTTTAGTTTTTTCAAGCGGCATTTCGAAATCGTCTTCGTTCATTATCTCATCGAATGTGAATCCATAACTCATTCCGCTACATCCTCCACCCTGCACAAATGTTCTTAAACATAAGTCAGGATTACCTTCTTCTGCGAAAAGATCTAGAATTTTTGTTTTTGCTGATTCTGTTATTGTTATCATACTCTGAAACTTTCTCCGCATCCGCATCGGTCACGTTCGTTGGGGTTTTTAAAATCAAATCCTTCATTAAGTCCATTACGAACCCAATCCATTACTACTCCGTTTAAGTAAGCTAAACTTTTAGTATCTACTAATACTACAAAATCTTTTTGAGCGTAGTTTGTTGTGCTAACGTCAGTAACATAGTTGTCAACATATTCCATGGTATACGCTAAACCACTACAACCAGTAGTCTTTACACCCAATCGAATACCGACTCCTTTGCCTCGTTTCTGAAGTAGGGTTTTAACTTTCTCATATGCCTTTTCAGTTAATGAGATCATGATTTGCTAACCATTCTTTTCTTTTGTAGTCGGCTACTGCGGCTTTAATTGCATCTTCTGCTAGGATCGAACAATGTATCTTTACCGGCGGCAGTGCTAGTTCTTCGGCAATGTCGGAATTTTTAATTGATCCTGCTTGGTCAAGGGTTTTTCCTTTGACCCATTCTGTAATGAGACTCGAACTCGCAATAGCCGATCCGCAGCCATACGTTTTAAATTTCGCATCTGTAATAATACCTGTATCATGGTCAACCTTTATTTGTAGTTTCATTACGTCGCCGCAAGCTGGCGCACCGACCATACCGGTACCAATATCAGTATCAGTCTTGTCAAAAGATCCCACATTCCTGGGATTTTCATAATGATCAATTACTTGTTGTGAATAGGCCATTATAGTACAATCGGCAACCAGAGCCATATTCCTTGGCTCATTAACAACGCGGATAATGCGCCAACAGCAATACTTGCCAAATACAAGGCAGGTGCAACAGCTAAGATACTAGCTGATAGTAGAACAATAGAAATCTGGAACCCTGAGCCAGCAAATGTCATCCAGGGCCCTGATTTACGTACTTGATCGCGCTCTGCTTCTAATGCTCGGGCTTTAGCAAATAACTCTTTCTTACCCTCACCCGTTGCAGGCTCGCTCTCGTATCTATTAATTTTTGCAGTTAATTTATCTGCCTTTTCAAATTGTTTTCTTTCAACCGCATCGTCTCTAGCCATTTCAGCTAATGTCTGTTTAATAGATTTTGCCTGATAGAATGCCCAAGTATCATTTGCTTTAATAGTATTGTTTAATACCTTAGAACTATTGCCTGACGCAATGTAAGTATTAATAGCTAAAAGAGCAGCAAGTACAGTAATTAACCAACCTGCTTTATCTTTAATTTGCGCTTCACGCTCAGAACGTGATAATGGTTTCTTTTCTTCTGACATACTGCTTCCTTATTTCTTAGCAATCATTGCTTGAATTTTTTCTTGCATCATCTTAGCCCAGAATGGTTGTGGAAAATTCCAGCCGATAAATGCCCCTACTGCTACCCAAAGTAAAATATCTAACATAATTGTCTCCTTTTAAATATTAAGGTAAAAATCTACCTATTAACCCGTTAACTAATCTATCTGATAAGTCATCTGGAAGAAATTTAAGAAACCCTAAAAAATATAACGCCACGCTACCATATACAAATATTTTTAAACACATATCAAATGTTTTTTGGTATTCGTTCATCTTCCGCACCTATTACCTGTTTGACAAAACTGCATTAGTTCATAGCCACCAATAAACAATATGAACAAGACAAAAGCAGCTCCACCAAGTATCATTGCCCATTCGTTTAATTCTTCTTCTTTTTGTTTACGCTTGCGTTCTTGATCGTTGAACATTCTTATATCATTAGCATCGTCCGCGTCCATTTCTGCTTGGCGAGCTTTGATCTTATTCCATACGTCAATCTTGCCTGTCTGCATAAACAACATCTTTAATTCTTCTTCAAATGCTCTGGCTTGTTCTAATGCCATTTCAATCTGAAGTGCGGTTCCCATATTAGAACCTTTCTTAGACTTTTTGGCTTCCATCAATGCTTTAGTAGCAGTACTCTTAGCGTCAAACATTTTCCCAATCATGGGAGCAAGAGAGCCTAGATCATTAGCTACTTTACTAGCTTTTTTAACCATGCTTATTGCAGACTGTATGCCTGCGAGTGCTGTCATTGGATCTATCATTTCTTTTTACCTTCTTTGGGTTTTTCTTCTTTTCTCCACTCCAAACAAATCACTTTTCTATTATAGACATCGCCAATCCAGGTCCATTTTTTACAAGCAGGTAGTTGTACCTGCAAGGCAAAGGCCAGAACTGTAGCAAACATTATTTATTCGCTAATGGATTGTCAATAGCTTTTTGAATTTTGCTATCAACTTCTTTCTTCAACTGGATAACCTCACGTTCGATCTCTCTACGTGCTTCAGCCATTTCTCTACGAATAACATTGGCTTCATTACGAGCTTTTTCTAAATCCTCACGAACTGCTTTACGCATATCACGCATTTCTGATTCTGTTTCACGTTGCGCATTTTTAACACTACGTTCCACTTGTTCGGTTACTGTTTCATTACGGCGAATATCGTTTTTCAAATCAACTTTAATATCACGGGTATAATCTGCACCCTTTTGACTATTTTCTTCTATAACCGCCAGACGCTTATCAAATCCCGACAAGTCTGGCGCTTCGTATGATGCAATCTTTTTCTTCATACCTACGTAATCTTTATATACTTCAAATGTCCCATATAAGCCACCTAACACAGATGACACAATAGTAGCAGCGACCATTAATTTTGCAGGAGTAAATTCATAACCACCAATACTAATAACAGTATCTTTACTTGCATATTTCTTTACGGCAGCTTCTGCGTCGTCAATCTTAGCGTTGACGTTTTTAATTTCTTCTCCCATTTTACTTCCTTATTTGTATTGTAAGTTAACTAAGTCTTGATGTAGTTTATCTGAACTCATTTGTCTTAATGCTCTAACATTATCTACTGTCTTTTGATTCTTGTAAATTTCTTTTGGTGCGTAAAATGCAACATCTTGTAGCATAAAGAAATATTGTGAATAATTTGCAGGCTGTTTTGCAATTGATTCTATTGTTATATTACCGGCTAATTCATTGTTGTCTATATTCTTTTTTACACTATCACTTTGTTGAGAGTTATCATTCAACTGAGGAATAAATGGTTTTGCTTCCATTGCATTATCAACCGCACCTCTATGTCCAAATTTTATTCCTTCGAGCATAGGTATTTCAATTTGAGGCTGAGCAGAAGATCTTGTAGGTGCAGCTAAACTATATGAGGTAATAGGTGCAGCCATTGCTACATTAACTTCTTGCCTTGTAGTATTTTGATAACTATTCTGTTGAGTAGTTGCTCCGGCAAAATTTACTTCGCTTGATTGTGAACTAACACTGGTATTAATAGATTGTTGTATTCTTGCAGAATTGGATGCATTGCTTGATTGCTGATTTCCTTGCAAAGCCGCCATCGAACTTTGTGTTTGTGTAAATGAAGATTGTGTTCCTGCCGTTTGGCCGCCGGTAGATGATCCTGCACCGCCACCGAGACTTTGCGATTGCGCATCTCCTGCAACTTTCTCTGCTTGTTGTTTTGCAGTCTCCCCTGCAGAAAATGCCTGAGCATCTGCAGATTGTACTACTGATTTTTCTAATGATGCTGTTTTATCTTGATTAGAACTAATCATACTAAGAACTGATGATAGAGAAACAGGTGATGAACTTTTTCCACCTCCAGAATCTGCTACTTCTCCTGCTCTTGGTTGTTGATTGTTGGCAGCAGGTTGTGACGCAGCTTGCTGTGGTGCTGGTCCAGCCGCTGCTGGCCCGGGTGGATTTTGTCCCGGTTGAGGTTGTTGCGGTGATTCTTGAACCGGCGGTGCGCCTGGTGGCGGAGGTGATCCAGGAGGGGGAGGAGCACCTGGTGCAATTGCAACTGTTTCAAAAGGAGGGGGAGGTGATGCTGTTTCTAAAGGAGATGCTGCAGTCTTGGGTATTAATTTTGCTAATGCATCTAAATATCCAGAACAAGTTGGGCTGTATAATGGATTACTTGCACATGGGTCTACAGAATATTTTAAGCTGAAATTTACATTGTATAATTCTGGGCCATATGGGCCTGCCCAAAAATTATTGTCTCTACCAATAAATCCGTATTGTACTTGTCCGATAGAAGGTACTGCAAGAGGTGTCGTAAATGTTTTGGAGTAATCAAATGTAGTCCAATTATATTTACGAGTTAAATCGTAAACATCTCCGTATAATAAATTGTTAGCACCTCTGCCGCCTGTGTTATCCCAAAAGCGAACAAGTGCTGTCAGTTGGTCTACACGGCCATCATCCCAACCATTACCATTCTTTGCTGTGAATCCAAAGTTATATCCATTGACTTGAAGTCCCGTAGCAGAAGGTAACAACGTTGAAATATGTTGTTGTTGATACAGATATGTTGAACCATAAGAGAAGTTAATGTTACCGCCTGGACGCACGATAGCATTCGGTCCACAGTATCCTGTATCGCCTTGTTGTCCCCAACAAGTTAGATTGTCTTGATAAACACCGCCAACCCAAGGGGTAGGTCCACCATAGGGAGTATCTTGTACAATATTCCCGGTAGTGTAGACTTGCCCGGGCTCTACTGTTTGTGCTTTACTTAAAAGCGGCGTGAACGATAACGCCAAGCAAAGAGCCGAAGCCAATGTTTTTAGCAGTTTCATATTTGTCTTCTTTTGGTGGTGTTGGGATTTTATCTTTGTTCTCTTCCCATGCAAGTTTAGCCTGTTCACCAATCTTGCCATCAATTGGACAAGGTGTTCCGGCATCCATCATTGCTTTAAATACACGATAATCTTGACACATAGTGCTAACTGCCGCAACCTTCATGCCCATGTCATACAGAGTTTTAGAAAGTTTTAATCTTTCACAATTTAGATCTCGTATTGTGCCTCCAGATGAAACACCAAATACTTGTGTTTGTACTGAGCCAGATGATCCAGTACTACATAGATCATTGTTTCCCCCACTCATCATTGAAGGTGCAACTGCTGTGGGTGGAGGTTGAATTACTCTTTGTGTAATAAGAGTTTCGTTTTTATTAATGTTAGTTACTTCGCCAGAATTTATGTTCTGATTAATGTTTGCATTTTGGTTAACATTATTATTTGTATTAACACTTTGCGATGTAGATGTACTAATATTGCGATTAGTCATATCTCCAGTATTTACATTATTATTTGTAGAAGTATTTACGTTGTTATTTGTAGATGTACTAACATTGTTGTTATTGTACGTCATTGTACCGCTATTTTCATTTTTATTAATATTGGTATTGGTTGAAGTGCTGGTACTGACATTGTTATTATTAAACGTCTGAGTACCGCTATTAATATTGTGATTAGTATTAACGTTAGTATTGTTACTTGTAGATGTTGATGTATTCTGATTAATGTTTGTCATTGTGCCAGAATTGACGTTGTTATTATTGTACGTCATTGTGCCAGAATTGACGTTGTTATTATTTAACGTCTGAGTACCGCTGTTAATATTGTTGTTGGTATTAACATTTGTGCTGGTACTTGCACTATTATTATTGTTAGTATTTACCGAGGTACTGTTAACAGTTGAATTGCTTGTAGCAGTGCTTGTACTTGTAGCATTGCTATTACTGTTAACTGTACTGACACTATTAGAAGTACTATTAGTATCTACTAATGATTTACTATCGTATGTGCCTTGATTGATAAGACTTGTAGTCCCTGTCGTTGTTCCCCCAGTTGTGCTAGAGGTTCCACTTGTCGTTTGTGCTAAAGTGCTACCAAACATCATAACAAAAAGTGCCAATGCGGCTACCTTTTTGTTGAACATTTTTTCTCCTATTTTGTTTTACTTTTAATTTGATACTTTAACCGATTGCCATGCTGTGTATATGGCCTGCAGCAACACTTGCCCAAGTGTTTAACGCACCAACCTGTACTGGACTAGATCTAGCCGTAGTGTCCCCTAATCCCAAAATGCCGCCATTATTCTCCCCCCACGACCATAATGTACCATCTGTTTTAATGGCCAAGCTGTGATACCTACCTGCACTAACATTTAACCAAGTAGTTAATGCTCCAACCTGTACTGGACTTGATCTGTTTGCAGTATCGCCTACACCTAATCGACCGCTATTGAAACCCCATGCCCACATGGTACCATCTGTTTTGACTGCCATGCTATGAAAATAACCTGCAGAAATACTTGACCAGGTAGTTAAAGCTCCAATCTGTACTGGACTAGATCTATCGTTAGTATCTCCTAACCCTAGCAGGCCATAAGTGAAATTGTACCCCCATGACCACATGGTACCATCTGTTTTAATTGCTAAACTGTGATAATTGCCTCCAGCAACACTTGACCAAGTGTTTAACGCACCAACCTGTACTGGACTAGATCTAGCCGTAGTGTCCCCTAATCCTAATTTGCCTTGGCCACCGCTTCCCCAAGACCACATGGTACCATCTGTTTTGACAGCTAAGCTGTGACCACCGCCCGCACTAATACTTGACCAAGTAGTTAATGCACCAACTTGTACTGGACTAGATCTATTTATAGTATTGCCTAGACCCAATCTACCGTTCGAAGCTCTACCCCATGACCACAAGGTACCATCTGTTTTAACGGCCAGGGCGTGTTCCTCACCCGCAGCAATATTTAACCAAGTAGTTAGGGCTCCAACTTGTACTGGACTAGATATATTTGTAGTATTGCCTAGGCCCAGTTGGCCGTACTCATTTTTGCCCCAAGACCATATTGTACCATCTGTTTTAATGGCCGCGCTGTGCAATTCACCACCGGAAATACTTGACCAAGTAGTTAGTGCACCAACTTGTTTTGGACTTGAATAATCTGTAGTATTACCTAATCCCAATCGACCAAAGTCATTGTCGCCCCATGCCCATAGATATGGATCAGGGGGAGGCGGTGGAGGCGCAACAAAAGTCCCACCACCAACTAACGTAAATCCAGCTGTAAATTCCATTTGATTATCCTACTAATATATGCGTATTCATATATTTATATCTAATCAAATATAAAGATTTGGTCATCTTTATTACATAACCTATTGACAAATAAGCACTTTTCATATATAATGATATAATTATTTATTGTGTCTAAAAGGTTTTTAATGAAGTTCTACACTAACGTGAATCAGTATGGTAATCGTATTCTGGTCAGGGGCGTAAATAACGGCAAAACCGTTCAGGAAAAGATCGAATTCAAACCAAGCTTATTTACAAAGTCACAGAAAGAATCATACTATAAGTCGTTATTCGGAGATAATCTTGAAGAAATAGAATTCGCAGATATAAACGATGCCAAAGATTATGTCAAAAGATATAAAGAAGTAGAAAATTATCCCATCTTTGGCAACACAAATTACGCATATCAGTATATCACAAAGACGTTTCCCGACGAAGTAGAATTCGATATTTCGCAGATTAAAATTTGGTCTCTTGATATTGAGACCTCTGCAGAACTTGGATTCCCCAATGTCAGAGATCCAAAAGAAGAATTGTTATTGATTACGATTCAAGATGCAAGTACTAAAGAGCTTGTGACATTTGGATCGAAACAATTTAAAGTAACAAAAGACAATCATACCTATATTCAATGTAGAGATGAGTATGATCTATTTCAGAAGTTCTTAATTTATTTCCAAGAGAATTGCCCTAACATTCTTACAGGATGGAACATTGAATTCTTTGATATTCCATATTTGTGTTCTAGAATGGCACGTATTCTTGGAGATGATGCTGTTAAAAAGCTATCACCTTGGGGTGTGGTAAATCCAAAAGAATTTACCCGCATGAGTCGCACAGAACTTATTTATGATATTCTTGGTGTAGCCATTCTAGACTATCTTGATCTGTATAAGAAGTTTACCTACAGTGCTCAAGAATCATATAAGTTGGATCACATTGCCAAAGTAGAACTTGGCAAAGAGAAATTATCGTATGACGAATATACTTCGTTCCGAGACTTCTATAAAAATGATTGGCAAAAGTTTGTCGAGTATAACGTAGTTGACGTAGAACTTGTTGACCAGCTTGAAGACAAGATGAAGTTGATTGAATTGATTCTTACAATGGCATATGATGCGAAATGTAATTATGTTGATGTATTCTCAGCTGTAAGAACTTGGGACTGTATCTTATGGAATCATTTGTGGAAACAAAACATTGTTGTGCATCAGCGAGAAGGTTTGCCCGGTAGACAAATTGTCGGGGCATTTGTTCAAGAACCACGACCAGGCAAATATGATTGGGTGGTTTCTTTTGATGCAACAAGTCTGTATCCTAGTATTATTATGCAGTATAATTTGTCGCCAGAAACACAAATTAGAAAAGCAACAAAAAATGCAGATGTAAATTCATTGTTAAAACAATCTATCAATCTAGATGATCTAAAAGATAACAACTATTGTATGTCTGCAAATGGCTTTTGCTATACCAGAGAGAAGCAAGGATTGTTTCCCGAGATTGTTCAGAAGTTATTTGACGATCGACAAAAGTATAAGAAGTTGATGTTGGTCGCTCAATCTAAGTATGAAGAATCAAAAGATAAGAAGTGGCAAAAAGAGATTGCAAAATATAACAACTTTCAGATGGCTCGTAAGATTCAATTAAACTCTTTGTTTGGTGCATGGGGCAATGAGTTTTTTAGATTCTATGATTCAAATATTGCTGAAGGTATTACGTTGACCGGACAGTATATTATTCAGACTGTGGGTGCAGCATTGAATGAGTATTTGAACAAAGTGTGTGACACAAAAGATCACATTTATTCATTCTATTCAGATACAGATGCGTGTTATATTACACTTGACCCATTGGTTCAAAAGTTCTACAAAGATCAACCAAAAGAAAAGATCGTAGAGATTCTCGATAAGATTTGTAATGAGAAGATTGAAAAGGCAATTAACAAGTCATGCGATATGCTTGCAGAATATACTAATGCCTTTGAGACAAAGATTTATTTTAAGCGTGAGGTTATTGCAGATCGAGGCATTTGGGTTGCTAAGAAACGATATGCTTTAAATGTTTATAACAATGAGGGTGTTCAATATAAGGAACCAAAGCTAAAGGTTATGGGATTGGAGATTGTTAGATCATCTACTCCCGAACCTGTACGAGACGCGTTGAAGCAGGCAGTTAAATTGGCATTGACCGGAACAGAACAAGAGCTACAAGATTACATTCGAGAGTTTGAAACTAAGTATCGTAAATTAGAACCAGAATTAATCGCATTCCCTAGAGGTGTAAATGGAGTCGATAAATATACAGATAGATCATCTATTTATAAACCAGCTACTCCAATGCACGTTCGGGGAGCCTTGCTGTATAACTTCTATTTAAAAGAAAAGCAAATAGATAAAAAGTATGAACTTATAAGTGAAGGCGATAAGATCAAATTCATTTACTTAAAAGAACCAAACTTGATTAAAGAAAATTGTATTGCTTTTATCAATGTGATTCCTGAAGAGTTCAATTTGAAGCAGTATGTAGATTATGACACAATGTTTGAGAAATCATTTCTTGAACCGTTAACAACAATATTGAATGGTGTGGGTTGGTCTGCAAAGCCACAAGCAACATTGGAAGGATTATTCGCATGAAAAAATTATTATTAACACTTGCATTTCTATTATGTGCATCTACAAGTTATGCTCAAAAGACTCCAAAAGGAGTATTATATGATGCTAACATTATAAGAGTGACAGACGGAGATACTGTAGTTATTGCTGCACCGTATTTGCCTGCACCCATCAAACCAGAAATTGCCGTTCGAGTATTTGGAGTAGATACTCCCGAAAAGGGATTTAGAGGACAATGCGATTTGGAAAAACAACGCGGAGAAGCTGCTAGTGTGTTTACCAAAAATGCAATAAATTCCACACAAAAACATCAAGTCATGTTATATGGTTGGGATAAATTCGGTGGACGTGTTTTAGGTGATCTAATTCTAAACGGTGTAAGCCTAAGAGCAGAATTAATTAAAAACGGATTCGCCCGTGAATATTACGGAGATGCCAAACAAAGTTGGTGCAACTAACTATTGACTTTTTGTCATGGTTATATTATAATATTGAAATTACTTAAGGAGTTATTATGTCGTTACTTGAAAAATTAAAGAAAAATTCGACAATCAAAGAAACAGAAACTTTGAGCAAATCCAAATTCTTTGCAAAGAAGGATATGATTCAAACCTCTGTTCCTATGGTTAACGTCGCGATGTCTGGAAGTCTTGAGGGCGGGTTGACTCCGGGTCTCACAGTATTTGCAGGTCCATCTAAACATTTTAAAACAGCATTCTCGTTATTGCTTGCCAAAGCCTATTTGGATAAGTATGAGGATGCTGTCGTTTTATTCTATGATTCAGAATTTGGTTCACCTCAATCCTACTTTGACAACTTTGGAATTGATCCTGGGCGTGTTTTGCACACTCCTATTACTGACATTGAACAACTTAAATTTGATGTGATGAGCCAAATTAACAATGTAGAGCGTGGCGATCATGTTATAATTGTAGTTGATTCAGTAGGTAATCTAGCTTCAAAGAAAGAAGTTGATGATGCACTTGAAGGCAAGTCTGTTGCAGATATGACTCGCGCTAAACAGATGAAGTCTTTATTCAGAATGATTACACCTCACTTGACTATTAAAGATATTCCAATGGTTGTTGTTAATCATACTTATTCTGAAATTGGTTTGTTCCCTAAACAAATTGTTTCAGGCGGTACAGGCATTTATTATTCTGCAGATCAAATCTTTATTATTGGTCGTCAACAAGAAAAAGAAGGTACAGAAGTTATTGGATATAACTTTATTATCAATGTTGAGAAGTCTAGGTTTGTTCGTGAGAAGTCTAAGATTCCAGTTGAAGTTACATTCGAAGGTGGTATTAGCAAATGGTCTGGTCTATTGGATGTAGCACTTGAAGGTGGGTTTGTTATTAAGCCATCTAATGGTTGGTATTCTTCGGTCAATAAAGAGACCGGTGTAGTATCGGACAAGAAGCTTAGACTTAAAGACACATACACTAAAGAGTTTTGGTTACCAATTATTACATCGCAAGACTTCAGAACTTTTATTGAGAACAAGTATCGTATCGCAGGTGGCGAGATGTTAGGTGCTAGCTTTAGTAACATTGATTTGGATGAGGAATTTACAAATGCCAGTGAAGTATGAACCGTGGGCAATTAAAAATGAAAAAGGTGATCTATGGGGTTTCAAACTTCTGGAAGGTAATTATACCGGAACAATCATCAGTATTAATTCCGTCGAGATGGATGATAAATCTGACGACGGAACCGTTGCACTTGACTTCAACTTTGTCCAAAGACCAAAAGGAAAAACAGAAGAAGATTTAAATTCTGCAGAGTTCAACGGCGTGGTAGCAGACATAATTAACGATATATTAGCAAAGGCAATTAATGAATTCGAAAATCGAACAGGTGATTCTGCAAAACCTGGTAACAGATGATGCGTATATGAGAAAAGTAATCCCTTTCTTAAAGCGGGATTATTTTTTAGAAAATAGTGATCGATTAATTTTTGATAGAGTCAAAGCGTTTATAGATGAGTATAATACACCTCCGAACAAAGATGCTTTGATTGTTGCACTTCAAAATGATAAAACTTTAAATGAAGAACAGTACAAAGAAGTTGCAGGTATCATTCAAGAGCTAAACCCTACAGAACACAATAAAGATTGGCTCTACAAAGAGACTGAAAAGTTCTGTAAAGACAAAGCAATTTATAACGCAATTTTAAATTCAATTGCAATCATTGATGGTAGAGATGCGGCCAAGACTCAAGATGGTATTCCTCAATTATTGCAGGATGCACTTGGTGTTTGTTTTGACAACAATGTTGGACATGATTATATTGAGAATGCAGATAGTCGATATGAATTTTATCATAGGGTAGAATCAAGAACACCCTTTGATCTTGAGTATTTTAACAAGATCACAAATGGCGGGTTGCCTAATAAGACATTGAATGTTGTTCTTGCAGGTACAGGTGTTGGTAAGTCTTTGTTCATGTGTCACGTAGCAGCATCGACTTTGGCTCAAGGTAAGAATGTTTTGTATATTACTCTTGAGATGGCTGAAGAAAGAATTGCGGAACGTATTGATGCGAACTTAATGAATATTACTTTGGATCAATTGAAAGATTTGCCGAAGTCTATATTTGACAATCGAATTGAAAAGATTAGAAACAAGACTGAAGGCAGATTAATCATTAAAGAATATCCTACTGCTGGCGCACATACTGGACACTTTAAGGCTTTGTTAAATGAATTGCAACTAAAGAAACAATTTAAACCTGCAATGATTATTATTGACTACTTGAATATTTGTTCGAGTTCAAGATTCAAATCTGGTTCAAATATTAATTCTTATACTTTGATTAAGTCTATTGCAGAAGAACTTCGTGGTTTGGCGGTTGAAGAAGATCTTCCGATTCTATCAGCTACACAGACAACTCGAAGTGGGTATGGAAATACAGATGTTGAACTAACAGATACATCTGAATCTTTTGGTTTGCCTGCAACAGTTGACTTTATGTTTGCTTTGATTTCGACTGAGGAACTTGAACAAACAAATCAGATTATGGTTAAGCAATTGAAGAATCGATATAATGACCCGACAGCTAATAAACGATTTATGATTGGTGTTGATAGATCTAAGATGAAATTATATGATTTGGAACAGTCTGCTCAAAAAGGACTAACAGATGCCAATTTGGATATCGATAGAGTTGACAAACCACAAAAAAGCAATTATAATATAGGAGATGCGTTTAATAAACGGTCTAGAGATTTCTCATCTATAAAGTTATAAAAATGAAACAATATTGGTCAAACACAAACATTGCGAATTGGATTCGAGGTAGCATTAAGCCTACGTCTGCAACTAGTTCTGGTTGGCATAACTGGGAAAAAGACGCAAAAGAAAAACATCCAATTCGTTATTGGATTGTAGAAGAAGGTCTTGATAAAATCCAAACCTTTATTCGGTTACCGATGGATACATTATACAATGCAAAATATTACATTAACAATCGTTGGGTTACTCGCACTAACAGTCTTACTGCACATCCCAGAGACATCAAACCTGGTCAGTGGCAAGACGTGGGTAATCGCTTTTTGCCTTGCTTATTCAATGAGCTTGTGGAGTTTGTTGAGGTAGAAACAGCTTGGTTGCATATTGCATGGGATGACGAAGCAACTAAAAAATATAATCCCCCATTCTATGCCAAAGGTTGGTTCCGTTGGAGAACATGGCGTAGTCCTCAAGCTGGTTTAGATCATCTTGATTGGGCGGCAACACTTACCCATGAAGATGAAAATGGTAAAGTGGAAGACACAAGTCAAGCATCTTCTGCAAAAGAAATTAAAGAACTTTACTTGTGGTGGACTACAGTATACCCTAAAAGACCAGATGCCCATGAAGCAAGCGGATGGTCTGCATATTGCGAAAAACGTAGGCAAAAAGCTGGAGGTGATCTATGGGGTCACGAAAATGAAACAGAAGAAGAACGAAAAGAATGTATGACTGCTTTAGATTTGTCACATAAAATTGAAGCAGAATATATGGCAGAGGATGAAGCAATGTTGATTCGCCTCATTAAAATTAGACACGCACTTTGGACTTAAAGGAAATAAAATGACAAAGAAACAAGTTAAAAAAATTAGCGACAAACTATCAAAAGTTAACGATTCAATAACTATCAATTTATATGACAACGGATATATGGTTGAAGTCAGCGGAAGAGGGCTTGACGATGATTGGACAAACGTAAAAATCTTATGTTCTAATCTAGACGAAGTAACTACATTGCTTAAAGAAGCAAACGAATTAGAAAAGTGCTAAAATGAATGATAAGGTTTGGCACACCATTGTACAAGATGATCCAGATCAACCTGGCGAATTTATTATTGAATTGCCCGAGGATCTTCTTAAACAAGTTCAATGGGTAGAAGGCGATACTTTGGAATGGAAAATGTCTGGTGAACAAATCATTTTATCCAAAACGATAATAGGCTAAATATTATTTGTAACTCAACAGGAGAAACTAATGCAAACTAAAACAAATCCCGAAACACTTATTGAAACAAATAAGCCAGGGTTTCTGCAAGAAGTCATTGAAAACGGACCTAGATCATCTACAGATAGTATATTGAAATCTGAGAGTGAAGTTTACGGCGAGAATTTATCTAAACTATATGGTGAGGAACCGAATCACTTCACCGACTAAAGCGTTATAAATAAAAGTGGAGGACAATAAAATGAAGGTTTCCGTTAGAAATGCAAGAGATAGAATGCTAGTGTATTTACTAAAGTTAGCTGCCGATTCATTTGCCAAAAATTTAATGTCCCCACAATTGACCAAACACTTATCTATTAAAATTATTGTACGTGACAAGCTAGACGCCGGCGGCTTTTGTGATTA